TATGTTTGGTACTGGTGGAGATATGGAAGGAGGGTCTACTGAGGCTGTCCAAGAAGTGTTTAACGACCCATGGGCATGGGATTGTCTGGCTTTCCCTGATTACTATGAGGCCGATGGGGCTAAGGATATTGGGTACTTTGTATCATATGCCAAAGGCTTAAACCAATTTAAAGACAAAGAAGGAGAGACTGATCATGAGAAAGCCGGTAAGTGGGTAGAGAAGAAAAGGGCTGGACTAGCTAAGGGATCATCTAAGCAACCATTGAATGATGAACTGCAGGCCAACCCAATGGTTCCTTCGGAAGCCTTCCTTGTTACAAGTGGGAACATCTTCCCGATAAAGGCATTACAGGATCAATTAAACTTTGTCAATTCATCCGTAAAGGATTTCGTAAAGGGTCAACTAGGTGAATTCGTTCTAGATCCAGCTTCTTCTAAAGGGGTGACTTGGATCCCAGATCTCGATAATAAACTAGAGGCAGCAGGATACCCAATTAAACGGGGAGCCACTGTGCCAGGAGCTATCCAAATTTGGGAACATCCTCCAGCAGGGCAGATACCTAATGGTATGTTCGTTGCAGGCAATGACCCTTATGATCAGGATCAAGCTGAGAACTCGGCTTCCCTTGGTAGTACCTTCATCTATAAGATAGGAGATTTCCGAGAAGGAGGCCTTCGTGATATCATAGTTGCAGAGTACACTGGAAGGCCGGAGACGGCAGAGGAACACCATGAGACAGTACGTAGGCTTCTGATGTATTACAACGCTCAGTGTCTCTATGAGAATGAGAAGAATACGATGAAGTTCCACTTTAATAATAATAATTCTTTATATTTGTTAAACAACACCCCTACCTTTCTTAAAGCAACAGAAGGGTCGACGGTGAATAGAACGTACGGTTTACACATGACTGTTCCGATCAAGAGTGAACTTGAGATCTTTGGAAGGGATTGGTTAACGGAATCTATAGGAGATGGACTAACAAGAGTGAACACGATTTACTCTATAGGCTTACTCAAAGAACTTATCATGTATAATCCTTCGGGAAACTATGACCGTATAATTGCATGGTTGTTGATGATAGCGAACAAGATGCAGCATCACAACGTTGTAGTAGAGAAGAAGAAGGAAATAGAACTAGATGAATTCTTTGAAAGAAAACACTTTGAAGGCGTATGAGTAATTCAAGATATGGAGGAGAGTTTCCAACGATGCCTCCTCAAAAGATAGCCCTCGGTATGAAGGGCGACAAATGGAGGGAGATGTGCGTCGATGCTATTGATGGTCTTGCTACCTCCGTAGCCTGGGATGGAAGATCTTCCAAACAGCGTAAGCAGATTAACTATAATTTACTTAACTCCAAACTTGACGAAGGTGACTATAAGCATGTCTTAGATCCCTATGGTATAGGAGACAAGTATGGTAAGTCCCCTGCCCGTTTACATGATATTAATATTATACGCCAGAAGGTCGAGCTGCTCAAAGGAGAGGAGATTACTCGACCTTTCGACTTTATGATCATGTGTGTCTCTGGTGGTGGTGTTTCAGAACGAGAGGAATTCGAGAAAGATTTAGCTATCAAGACTGCACGTTATCAGATGCAGAAGGAAGCAGGCCTTAATCCAGAAGAGCCGGAGGAAGGAATGCCTAAGAGCCTTAAGGATATTCAAAGCTACATGGAGAACGAGTATGTCAATATTCGGGAAGAGTACGCTGGTAATGTCATGCGTAATGGCTTAGAAGAACAACGCCTAGAGTTCAAGTTCTCCGAAGGCTTCGAACACGCCTTGGCTGTAGCTGAGGAAGTATATTACTCGGGCATCGTTGCTAACGAACCTGTGGTAAGGGTGGTCAATCCATTATACTTCGAGTGGGAGAAAGGACCAGAAGTACGTAATGTACAAGATGCTGGTTGGGCCAGAGAGGAGCGCTACATGACTACCTCCGAAATAATTGATGAGTATTCGGAGTTCTTAACTGAGAAACAAGTAACAGACCTGGACAATGGTTTGAATAGCTATGGGATGAATCGAAATACGATGCTTCCTGGTTATGGTTATCAGATGGAAGATATGATGTCCTATGAACAGATGGACAACTATAGTGATCGTTCTCAGACCTCTTATCTTCGTGTACTTACTGTTGTATGGAAATCACTTAAAAGAATTGGTTTCCTTCGTTACTTTGATGAAGAGGGAGAGGAGCAAGAAACGATCGTTGAAGAAGGACACAAATTGACTCCAGAAGAGGAGGAAGCAGGAGCAACTATAGAATGGCAATATATAAGTGAAGTTTGGAAAGGTACTAAGATCGGTGATGATATCTTCTTGGATATCAATCCTACTGAGAACCAAATGCGTACAATGGATAACCCATCTGAATGCAAGCTTCCTTATGTTGGAATGACATATAATAATACCAACTCAGTACAGACTTCATTGGTGGATCTATTAAAGCCTCACCAATACTTGTATAACGTTGTTTGGTATCGAATAGAGAATGAAATAGCTAAGGCTAAAGGTAAGAAGGTTCAAATAGATTTGGCTCAAATGCCTAAGTCTCACGGTATGACTACTGAGAAGTGGATGTACTACTTTGATAATATGGGTATCATCTATATCAACTCCTTCGAGGAAGGTAAGGCTGGTACTAGGGCTCAAGGTATGCATGCAAATCAGAACTTGGTAAGAGAGATTGATCTAAGTTTATCCAATGTTGTACAACAATACATGATGATCCTCAATAAGATAGAGGAACTTATCGATGGTATTTCTGGTGTATCTAGACAAAGAGAAGGGGCTATCCACCAGAATGAAACCGCTGGAGGTGTAGAGAGGGCAGTTAATCAATCTTCAACGATTACTGAATACTACTTCCATCGCCATGATGAAATTAAACGAGAAGTCCTTCGCCAATATATAGAAACTTCTAAGTATGCATACGCAGGAGGAAAGAAGATACATCGTATTACTTCCGATATGCAACGTATCTCTATGGAGATCGATGGGGAAATTTATGTAGATTCAGATTACAATCTATTCCCCACCAACGCTACTAGAGATAAGATTATGAAAGCCAAGCTTGAAGGTTTGGCTCCTATAGCGATGCAACAAGATAAAGCAAACCTATCTGATCTTGTTAGTCTGTATAAATCGAACTCTATGGCTGAGTACGAGAAGAAACTTATTGCAAGTGAGAAAGCTAAGATTGCTAGGGATCAAGAGATGCAACAACAAGCAGAAAGGATCAACCAGGCTAATATCGAAGCACAACAAGCTGCTGATGAGAGAGAACACGAACAGAAACTTGAGGAACTTGATCGTAAAGGTGAATGGGATGTACGTAAGGCTGTTGTAGTTGGCTCAGGGTTTGCCGAAGATAAAGATATGGATGGTGATGGTATTCCAGATATCTCTCAAGAAGGTGAACGCCAATTAGAATCTGCCCGAGTAAATGGTGAATTCCTATCTAGGGAACGCCAACGAGGAGCAGATGCTATCAAGCACGATAAGGAACTTCGCTTCAAGCGAGATGAGATGGCATCCAAGGAACGGATGAATAAAGAGAATAATAAGACCGCACTTAAGAACAAAGTAACCGGAGAGAAATAATGGCCAAGAAAAGCAAACTAAGAAGCCGTAAAGAACAGAATCGTCTGAAGGGAGCTATGGCAAGCCCAAGCCTCAAGGTACATGAAGCTACTACAAGTCCACGTATTCGAACAATAACGAAATCAAGTAGACGATATAGGTTCGGTGCCAAGGAGGTGAAGTTCCAAGAAGAACAACCTGTGCCTAAGTTTAACTTTGGTATGGGCAGCATCATGTCCATGTTCGGAGGCGGTGCCTCTGGAGGAGGTGGAGGTGGAGGTATGCTTAGTGGAATAATGGGTAAAGGCGGTGGAGACACTGGAGCAACTGCAATGAGGGCCTTATCCAAACAAGGAGAAGAGAAGAAAGAAGGAGAAGCAGCGCCCCCACAAACAGAGGGTATGCCTGATCCAAAGGCTAATGCTGGAAGCATGCCTGGAGGTGGAGGTCGTGGTGGTCTTGCTGGTAAGATTCCTGGACCAGTAGGTATGATTATCCAAGCTGCTGATAAGAAACTAGATGAGCAAGGGGCTGCTATCGCTCCATTAAATGAGAGAGGCAGGCGCTTGAATAAGTATAAGCAAGGTGTAAGACAGTACGAAGGAGGTACACCATACTACACCGGCAATGAGGATATGGGCGGTATTGTGCAATTCCAAAAGAAGAACCCGCTTAAGAAGTGGAAGAATGTTGGAAAGGCAATGAAGATTGGAAGCTCAGTGGCAAGCGTATTGAACCAACCTGTCGACAAGGTAACAGGTGGAATGGCTACCAAGGGCACGAACAACATGGCCTCATTAGGAAGCGCGATGGGGAATACTACTATAGGGGAGAAGGATTTCGGGGGATCTGCAGGAAACAAGCCAGTAGCTGCTGCTCCTACTAACCCTGAGGCTACTCAATTTATAGACCCAAATAAGTCCTATGGTAAACGTATGAGTACTGGTACCAAAGCAGGAGCTAGTGCAGATAATTTAATTGACAGCACTACCAACAAAGCTGGTATGGCTCCGACAACACCATTGACTACTCCTTCAAGCAAACGAGCTACAGGGGGCGCTACTAGAATTACGAATAAAGCAATTATGGAGGGTGGTCTTGATCCTCTTGGTATACCAAAGCAGAAGAAAGGAACTAGGAAACTTAAACTTAAGAAGGCTAAGCGTAAGTAGGTATACATAGTGATATAAGAGGCCCATATAGTTTTACAAATGTATAAGGGTTTTAATTATAATGAACAATTAGTTAATATATTAGTATTATGAAGGATGAGGAAACAGTAGACGTCACCCCTGGTACGGGTGAGGCAGAAGGCGGTGGAGATAATTTCTTCGGTGCTTTCTTTAATGAGGAAGACGGTGAAGAAGGCTTAGAAGCTGAGGAAGTCGAAGAAGATCCAGAAGATCTGGAGGAAGATGAAGATTTGTCTGAGGATGAACCCGAAGATGATGAAGACGAAGCCGAGGATGAAGATGATCCTGAGGAAGAGGAAGAAGAGGATGAACCTGAAGACGAACCTGAAGAGGATGAAATCGTTGAAGAGGATAAGCCTACTAAGAAGACAAAGAAAACAAAGGAAGCAGAGCCAGAAAGCTTGAGTTTAGAAGATACTCTTGTAGACTTTGTTGAGAATGGGGTACTTGACGTATTAGATGAAGAGAAGGAGTATACACCGGATAACGATGGTTTTAAAGAGCTTGTTACTGATACAGTAGAAGCAAGGGTTAAAGCTAAAGAAGACGAAAGACTTGCAAAGCAAGATCCTAGAGTTGCGGAACTCGATCAGTATCTGCAAGAGAATCCAGAAGGTGATATCTCTACTTGGGCACAAGACCAAGACCAAACGGATTACAATGAGGTAGACCATACAAACCCTGAGTACGCAGCGTACTTAATTGAAGATGATCTAACCCTACGTGGTTATCCAGAGGATGAAATTGCAGACACTATTGAAGGCTACAAGAGGGATAAGTCCTTAGGTAGACATGCTTTAAGAGCGAAGCAAACGTTGATTAAGAAACAAGCAGCGGATAATGAAGCTAAGAGCGCAGCTCGATCTGCAGCAGAGCAACAACGGAAATCTGCCATTGTAGAGCAACAAAGGAAATTTGAACAGAAGGTTCTTAAGACTGAGAAGATTGCTGGGTTTAAGATAGACCCAAAAGAACGACAAGAGCTGGCTGATTACATTATGAAGCCTCTTGATGATCAAGGTAATACTCAATTGATGCTTGATGAAGCTAATAACGGAGAGTCTGATTTGCTATACGCATTCATTCAGAAACGTAAGTTAAACCTTTCGAAATTACAAAGAAAGGCTACGACTAAGGCTGCTATTAACTTTAAGAGAAAGATTGATAAGCACACAGATAAGAGTGCAAAGAAGTTGCCTAATCGAGCAGAAGAACACCCAGACCAAGGGCAAGATAACGGAGAAATAGATGACTCTGTATTAGGCACTTGGAACATGTAAATTGATTAAAGATTAAATTTGAAATAAATTATGGCTTATTCTAAAACCCAAGTCTCCCCGTTGCAGATATATTCAACGAGGAACTTTACGGGTCTTTCTGAGTCGAACCATTTGAGTAACGCTTACTTAACCCGACCAGAGAAGATCGGCTCTTTGATGGCTTACGCGTATGGTTATCAGGAAGACAACGTGCTGACTTTGCTTACTGGCGGTATTGGTAATACCAAGACAGTAACCAATCGTGAGTATGAATGGGATCTACATTCTCAATCTGAAAGAGTGATTGAAATTGTTGCCGATTCTCCACAAATTGCCTCTGGTACTCCAGGTATTGGGCAGACACCAATCCAACTTTACTTCGGTGAAAGATGGTTTGAAGAGACTGATAACATCGTAGCCGATGATCAGACTACTTATCACATTGAGGATATTTATCCAGAAGGTGCATATTATGTGTATACAGTTAGACCAAATGATCCAGATCCTACAAGCTTTGTAGAGGCCGAGGTGATCAGTACTGGTGCTGGGTTCTCGAAAGATTACTCTACTGTATCTGAATACTCTCCTAGAGGCGGTGGTGTTAGTTATGCTACTCCATACACTTTGCAGAACCAATTGACTACTTTGCGTAAGACTTACAACGTTACTCGTAACGCTGCTAAGGCTGTAATGGTATTGGAGCTATCCGATCCTAAGAGCAAGAAGAAGACCAAGTTCTGGACTAAGTTGTCTGAATGGACTGCAATGGCAGAATGGTATAGAGAAATTGACAGATCGATGATTTACTCTGTGTACAACAAGAACCTTCGAGGGGAAGTTGCACTTAAAGGAGCGAATTCTAGACCTGTGTATCACGGTGCAGGCTTAAGGCAACAAATTGCACCAGCGAATATTCGTTTCTATACGAAGCTGACCTTCGAGATCCTGGATCAATTCCTGCTTGATCTTTCTTACAACGCTGACAAGTGGGGTGGAAACAAGAACTTCGTAGCCTTAACTGGTAAGATGGGAATGAGAGAGTTCAACAACGCAGTCTCTGCGCACGCTACTGGTAATAACATTACTGTAACGGATTCTGGAACCTTTATCTCAGGTAAAGGAGACAGTCTGACATTCACAGGATACTTCAAAACTGTAGAGTTCTTGAACAACGTATCACTGACTGTGAAGGAATTCCCTCCATACGATGATTTGATTCGTAACCGTATACTTCATCCTAAGACTAAGAAGCCTTTGGAGTCGTATAGATTTACTATTCTTAACTTCGGTAAGAATAAAGACGGTGGATCTAACATCAGAAAGGTTGTGATGAAGGATTCTGAGATGGCCTACTGGCATGTCGCAGGTTCTACTGATCCTTACGGTGGGGTAGGTAAATCGATCTCTACTTCTAGAGCATCGGGAATAGATGGATATGAAGTTCACTTCTTGTCTGAATGTGGAATTATGCTTGAGGACCCAACTTCGTGTGGTGAACTCATAATGGGCTTAGCCTAAGATAAAAGAGAGAAAGGGAGACATTCTTCCTTTCTCTTATTATATTTGAAGAAAGGAATTAACAATACTATGAGGAATATAAAGAATAAGAAAGAGAAATTACTATCCACGGAAGAATTAACCAATGGCGTTACGAAGTGGAAGTTAAGAAGAGCACCAAAGGAAAACTGGTCCAAGATAGCTCAGTATGACCATACTGAATTTAAGCTTGCGCCATTAGTAAGTTCACGAACTGGTAGACCATCAACAGGCCTAACAGTAGAGACAGCAGAAAGACTTGCAGCTGCTTTAGGTTTGGAGAAGACAGAACTGTATGATCGTTCTAGTTATTGGGATGATTTCTTCGTTGGTATAGGAGATGGTATCACTGTTTTAGATGTAACAGACGCAGAAGAAGAGTTGATCTTCTTGTTTCTCTGTGCTAACAAGTTTGTTGCCTTTGGGCATAAAGAGTTGAAGATTAATTCAAAGGCTTTATTTGTTCTCTACAATGATGTAGATGAAGCTAAAGCCCAGGTGAAGAGTAGGAACTCTAAGAAGAGAGCCTATAAGCACTTCAATGACATGGATAACCAAGAGATGATTGATACTCTGATGGTTATGGGAGAAAAGATAGTATCAACAGATCCAAGTATTGTGGAAGCAATGATGGGTAGAATCGTTGATAAACGCTCTGGAGAATTCGTAGAGATCTTCGGTGATGAGGACTTCAAGATGAAGTTATTCATTACTAAGTGCCTACACTACGATATTCTAAAGAGAGGCCAAGGAAAGACCCTTGAGGATATGAAGATGTCCTTTGGTAATGATGTTATCGGTATAGGTATTGATGAGGTTACTGAGTTCTTGAAGAAGAAAGCAAACCAAGATACCTACTTAGCATTAGCTAAACGAATTGAAATGGCCCAAGCTGCTGGTACTCTAGCAGGAACTCCGGTTCTTTCTGGGTATGAAATAGAAGAGCAGATTAAAGCTCAACCAACTAGGAAACAGAAAACCGAACGTAAGGTAGTTTCTGTGGCCCAAACTGGGAAGATTCGTAAGGATCTTAAAGGTAAAGGCCATGAGAATGTCGTACAGAAGGGAGGCGTAAGCGAAGTTGTAGGCTCAGGCTTAGACTCTGCTGAATATGAAGAAAGCGAAATGTAAGAATGTTAATACCTACAGCCCATATAGAATTTCTAATTACAGTAGATAAACAATCTACCTCTCAGGTGCCAGAGATGCCTGATGAAATGGTTGATTACTTCTTAAATGAAGCATATGGTCGATTTGTTAAGACGCGCTATGCGAAGAATAACATCTATAAAGCTGGGTTTGAAGAGATACAAAAGAGAACTGAGGATCTAAAGGGTTTAGTAGTAACAGAACTTGTTACTACTATTCCAGTTCCTTATGAACTAGATGAGACGGCCTTTCCAGCTGTTCAAGCAGTATTGACAGATTTAACATTACCATATTGGTTCTACCTAAGAAGTAGGACTTTAGTTACAAGGGAATCATGTTCTGATAAATGGAAGAAACCTAAGCTTGTTCAACAAGATGACTTGGAGACAGTGTTGGAAGACCCATTTAATAAACCAAGAACATATAGACCAGTGGTATACTTTGAGAATGGTAATATTCTCATAAGGACTGATGGAACTTTTACCGTACCTAGCGTTAAGCTAACGTATATAAAAGAACCTCTTCCAGTAAACCTTGGTACTTATGGAGGAGCAGTGCAAGAGTTTGAAATCTCTGATCACACCCATAAGGAAATTGTACAGCTTGCTGCTGATATAGCTATAGAGAACATTGAGTCTCAAAGAATACAAACGCTTAAACAACAGCTTGCAACTATAGAATAGTATCAATGGAGCTACTTAGGTCTTCCTTCGCGCTCATGATTATAATTATTGTTAAATTTTAAATTACATAACAATGTCTAGTACGTTAAATTACGTAAATACGGTACACATTGGAAGTGGTACCAACAGTGGCGCAGTAACCCTAGCTACAATTCAGCTAGGAGATATCTTGCTAGTGAATGCGAAGACGATGGTTCCTATTACTCAAGCAACAGTAGGAGCACTTACTAAGAACGATTCCGTTTTCATTGCATCAGGTGTTGGGGGTGTTGGGGAGTTTCATCTCTCAGATGCCATTAAGGGGGACTTAGTTACTCAATATGGAGGAACTACTTTCGCTGCCCGAGCAAACCAAAGATCTTATGTTGGCTTCAATGAAGTAACAGCTGCAGGAACTCTTCCTATCTCTGCTGAGGCTGAGTATCGCTTTACAATTGTGATCAAGGATAACCAAAGAGTTCATGGGCAGAAACAAACCAGAGAGCTTTACAACTACGAAGCTGGGCTTACGCCTACTGCCAACCAAGCAGCCTTTGCTATGGCATCCTTATTTGGGATTAGAAGCATGAATGGTAACTACAAACAATTCAACGGAAGGTTCGTTGATATGGAAGTAGTTAGTGATGCTGCTTCTCAAGGTGTTAGTGATAATGCTGTAGATGTTACTTACGGTTCTAAAAGGATTACATATACAACTGCTGCCGAGTATGGCGCAGGGGCTTATACTGTTGCAGTAGGAGACTACTTAACTTTCGACAATGCAGATGGTACTAAAGGCGATTACCTTGTACAAGCTGTAGATGGTTTGATTGTTACATTGGACCAACCGTACAATGGAGCAACTAAAACGGTTGCTGCTGGAGATTCTGATTATTACCTAGAAGCGCAAGCAGTTGCTGCTAACTACGGTTTCAGAATCGATTCACAAACTGTGACTTGGAATAACATCGACACGGATGAAATCGTTGCCTTCGATGCTTCTTATTTCGATATCTCAGATACAGATATTTCTACTCCTGTTGAAGGGGCTGCACCGTATGCAAGAACAGTTGCACCATTTGGGGGCGCTGGGCATTTCCGTCAAGTGTATGATCTAGAGTACTTTGCTCAGGGAAATATTGGTGTGAATTCCAGAATGAGATGGTATGATAGTCTTGCTTTGAATCCTGCTGCTTTGACAGATGTAACTGGAGCTACTAGCTACAACATGTTGTCGATCACTTTCGATAAGTCGAAACTGGGGAACTTCCAAAGCAAAGATAATCATCCTTGCGCTGTGAATATCGCTATTCCAAACATTGCTCCAGGTGGAGCGTCTGTTACGGGTAACCAAGAGCACACCGCTGCTGCTGGTACAACCGTGTTAAACCTTGCGTATATCCTTAACCAATACTTCGCAACAACCCTTGGGTTTGTGGCCGTAGACTTCGGATAAGACCAGGTTTAAATATTGATTAATTATTAAGGAAGGCGAAGGGTTGTTACTCTTCGTCTTTTTTCGTATTATTAGGGTCACTATGCTACAGAGCGAACTTATATTTAACGTAAAGAATCTAAGGGCTGGAGGAATCCAATCCGACGATGAGAATCTGTCTGATCATCAAATTGCCTTCATAATTAACTACTATAGGGCGAAGTTGATGAGGCAAGAGGCGATGAAGCACAAACATGTGGATCGCCAAGATATTCAAGATTTGGGGAAGGTTAACTTGATTTCAGTTGATCCCCATGAATGTGATTGTCCTTCTGATGGTTGCGTGTTAAGAACCGAATTACCTATTCCAGATACATTAGAGCTTGGTGGTGGGAAATCTCACGCCTTTACTTTCGTAGGAGCTTATGGTGGTACTGCTTGGCAAGAAACCACTTGGCAACGTGCGCCTTGGGACTCTTATGCTAAATATACAGGAAAGCAGACTAAGTGGTTGATAAAGGGTCGATACATTTACATACTTAATCCTCCAACAGCTGAGATGTCTTATATGAACATCCAAGGCTTATTCGAGGTACCAAAAGAAGCAGAGGAATTCAGAACTTGTGATTGTCCGGATAACGATGCTGATTGTAATGATGGTTTCGACTTTGAGTATCCAATGTCCTTACATTTAGTGGATACATTAATGAAGTTAATAATGGAGAATGAGGTTAGATGGAGTGCCCTCATTCCAATAGATACAACTAATGATAGTTTAGATAGTAATTAATATGGCTGAAGTTAGCAAGGGAGTAAGTTATACGCATGCTTACAAGTTTTACAAAGCACAATGCGAAATGATAGATGAGAAAGCGTTGGATGAGCGCGCATTTAAACAAGTTTGTTATGCTTTTAATAAAGCAGCAGTAGCGAATGCAATAGAGGGCTTTCATACACAGTTTCCACATAAGATGGGCTTTTTGCGTGTAGTACGAAAGAAACCCGAGGTAGAAAGGTTAGCTGTTGATTTCCAAGCAACAAAGGAACTAGGAAAGACAATCTTCCATGATAATAAACATAGTGATGGTTGGTATGGGGAATGGAGTTGGGGTAAGATGAATATACTTACTCCCAATATGCTTCATTACTCCTTTAAGCCTACTAGAGCACTTAAGAAATTGATAACAAAGGCTTTCAGAAAAGAAGGTAATTACTATAAACGATATATGCCTTTAAAGATACGTAAAGAGCCTTGGAAAACACAGAAAGAGATAAAAGCTGCTCGTACAGCTCCGATGATTAAGCCACCAAATTCTAACTGTACTTATGATTTATAAATTAACAACTATTCACCAGATAATAGGCAAGGTAGTTCGTGATCTTGATCTGAGTGATAAGGAGGTACCTTGGCAGGACATGATTGAATGGATAGCTGAGGGTTTAGAACACATAGGCTCTTACTATCAATTTGCAGAGAAGGAAGCTATTATTGTTATTGAGGACCATAAAGGAGTATTACCTTGTGATTTCCACAAATCAATTAAGTTTCTCCAAGGTTGTGATGTAGGCGGTTTAGCTAACAGTGTTCCTCTTTGGGGCCTGTTAAATAATGCTTTAGATTGTTGTGATTGGCGTACTACTAATCCAGAGGGAACGGTGGAAGAAGGAGACTGCATGCAGATAGTGGATGCTTTGTCTTTCCAGAAGCTTCAATTGGCACAACATAGCCAGGCAACCTATGCTACTAGTTTCTATAACCATCTTCCAAATTCGCAGAATTTAATGGATCAAGGCCTTACTTATAGTGGAGCCAATGGAAATGCTTATAGGGTAAACTTTGATACAGTTACTGCTGCCTTTAGGTATGGTTTCATCTCCTTGAGATACTTAGCTATACCTGTAGATACTGTAGGGTATCCACTTGTTCCAGATGATGTATCTTTTCGAGATGCTTTGATGTGGAAGTGTGCTTATCAGTTATCTTTACGTGGGCATCAATTTAAGAACCCACAATTACAAGACTTCGAGACTTGTAAGTTCTATTGGAACCAATATTGTATACAAGCAAGAGCAGAGGCTAATGCCCCTGATCCAGATCAAATGGAAAGACTTGCACGTATATTCAATACATTGTCTGTAGATTATCATCAATACTATGATGATTTCAGAAACCTCGGAGCCCCCGAGCATTTAAACTTTGATGGAATTTCATAATGAAAGAGGAAGTACGGTCATTTCTTGGTGGAGTCAACAAGGACTCCAATGCTTTAGTACAACCTAAGGATACATACAGACAAGCTTGGAATCTTGTACAGATCTCCAATGAAGGTAATGTATACGCTTTGGTGAATGAAGAAGGCACAGTACAGACTACTACAGTCTTTCCTGATGGCTTTCATGTCATAGGTAAATTTGTATTAGATACTGACCTTATTGTCGTATTGGCTCATCCGTCTGGATACTCACAGGTAGGCATTGTAGATGCTACAGGGCTGTATGAACGTAAGGTACCAAACCCTAACGATGGGGCTCCTGGTGATGTTAATTCGGAACTAGGCTTGAATATCGATAACCCTGTAGACCTAATAGCTAGGAAACGATTAGCAGGAGATCGAATTGTATACTTCTGTGATGGACCTAATGGAAGACCTATGGGCTCTTTGAACCTAGATAATCCACCACCTTTAGGAGATATAAGCGATAATTCAAAGGTTATCCCTGATCAGAACCTTACTCAAATTGACCTATTGGAGGTTCAAGAAGTTTCTGGAAACCTACGAAATGGGATGTACCGTTTCGTAACAAGATATTATACAGCCGACCTTACTCCTACTTCCTTGGGTATTCCTTCTAATGGGGTCCCTATAGTTGAAGATACTCGTTCAGAGGGCAGAGACAAGTTCGATGGGGAATACCCAGACTTTGGTGCTGTGAACAAATCGATAGCCTTAACGGTAAGTAACATCGATACTTCATATCCTTTCATGTCTTTGATTGTGATTAGGTATGAGAATATAACAAACACCCTTACTGTAGAGGAGCAACCGCTTATCAATATTACAGGGGATAACATGGTAGTCAATTATTCCGGCGATGAGACTGAGGTTACGCCGTTGACACAGGAGGAATTACAAGAGATTTCCATTTCCTACAACACAGCTAAGTGTGTGACACAGAAGGATAATATAGCTTTCTGGTCCAACTTAACGGATAGTACTAATACGTTTGATGCAGAATTACAAGAGGTAGCTAATGACATTAAAGTAGAATGGGTAGTAAAGGAGGTAGACTATGCTCCTTCTGATGCTATAACTACTTTAGATGTCTTCGAGTTACAAAGCCTTCCATATGTATTGGAGAATGATGCTACCATGATCTTTGAGTACATAGTATTACGCTTTACTCGTTCGATCAACTTTCCGATCTCTTCGGATGTAAATAACTATACCTTTCATAGTAGAGGGGACAATGCTAGTGCTACCATACAGATAACAAGCCCAGGAGATTTCCATGATGGCTTGGTTGGTGATACTATCCTTATCGATACTGTTACCTTTGTAGCTGTTCAAGCTGCTCCAGCGTTGCCAGAAGAATTTGATGTTACATCAGCCGATACTCTTACAATCTTAGCTAATTTAAATACAGCTATAAACAATCACCCTACACTTGCTGGTGTTGTATCTTCTGGTACAGATGGTATAGATACCATTACATTAGTAGCAGATGTAGTGGGAGTTGGCGGTAATAGCATAGCCTTAACTTATACAGATATTACAGGCGTGGCTTCAGTAGTTACTGTAGGCTTCGCTGGGGGTGCTGCCTCTGTTGCGTATACTCCAGATGATGTTGTATTGCCAGCAGGAACTGATACAGATCTTATTTACTTGCTGTTCAATGATGCACAATTTGGTGGTACTGGTAGTGGTATACCTCCAGGAGGTACATTAGACATAGCTGGTGTTCAAGATAATACAGGACAAGTCTTTGCTGATACAGGGGTAGAGGTAAGTTCAAGCTCTACTGGAGGGGCTGCAGATGCTGCTATTGCCCTTGGTGAATTTACCGATTATAAAGCAGAGGCTATGACCTTCTATTTCAAAGGATACAGAAGGCAAGAAGTGTACTCCTTAGGTATGTTGGTTAATTTTACAGATGGTGCTCCCTCTTTTAATTACCATATTCCAGGTAATGATAAGTCAACTGTAGCAACTACAGAGGCGGTTAGAGATGCAGCATTTCCTGACTACCATGATGAAACTTATGGACTTACAGGTACTTATGTATCTGCTACAGATAATCCAACAAATCAACTATATCCAGGGCCTGATCCTGGGGATGATAACCTATGCTATGACTCTGTTCTCGAAACAGATGTTATACCAGCTAATAGGAAGACTAGACATCATAAGATGCCTACACTACAATTGGAGCCTCACTTTAGAGTTGATCCAACTACAGGTATTACCAAGATACGTATCCTAGGACTTAAGTTTACCTTTAATACGCCTATGTCGGCAGGCCTTAGGGCTAATATTCAATCTATTACATTCACTAGAGAGCGTAGAGATACGGCCCAGAATCGTAGTATATGGGCGCAAGGGTTAGTAACAAGGTATGTAAATCTCTTTAGAACCTTCCCATACAAATGGGATTATGATCCATTGGAGGAAGCTAGTGATGGAAGATGGCGTAAGATGCCTTTCTATAACAACACCTTCATCAATAATCAAACTACAGATGAAGCCAAGGGGACAGCTATTATTAATGTGGCCGTAGGAACAGCTCCATCTATTGCTTATGAAGTGGCAGACGACCCTGCAGTAGACGATGGTACAACTGGAGCCAGTAATACACGTATGGCCTTCTTCTCTCCAGATACGCAATTAGGTGTGTTTAATCCTAACTCTGCTGAAGGGACTAAACTGGTTCCACAGATGCGACTGAATGGTACTTACATTTCTGGAGGAGAAATTAAACCTTCTCATAACTCAGAGGATGCCTTTGGTAGTGACTTGGTAGCTTCTACTACTACTACTAGATTGTATAAGTATATGCAAATCTGGACTATCGTAGATTATACTAACTTCGAAGGGCTCGCCAATGGGGGCTCCTCTGATCCTGCGTTGAACCCAGCAATTGCTGAAGCTCGATATATACCTAAGGGAGCAGAGGTACGGATATCAGACTTGATCCACAAGATCGACAACTCAACTAGTTCAAGACACTTATATATTAGAACAGCTGCAGCTCCTACCTTTGGTGTAGATTTCGCAGCAAAGCAACAGGTTAATTTCAAGGCAGAGATGTCAGCAGGGTTTAACTGGTTCTTCGATGATGGAAGTTATAGCAATGATGATAACTTCAGTGAAGGAAACGTACACAATCATCTATTTAGTATGATTGCGGAAAACCTTAATCAATATGGTTCTCTTTCTGGCTCTGTCTATATTCCTATAGCTACAACTAGAAACCTTCCCGCGTTTGCGGGGGCGGTACCAGAACCTGAGATATTTGAAGGAGATACGTTCATATCCAAATTCGCATATCGAAACGTAGATGTAATTCCTTACAAAGGGCTACTGTCTTCTGTAGGAGGAGATATTATCACAAAGGTTAATACTGGAAATGGCTATTCTCAAGAGGATGCTACACAGCATGATGACTCTCCTATACGAGGAATGAATTTCAAAGCGATCGGGTATTTCTTTGTAGAGTCTGGTATCAACTGTGAATACAGACACCAATATACAGATCGATCTGATCCTTTAGCAGAGATTCAAGAAGTTCCATACTTTCCAAAGGTGGACGCATATACAGCCTTGCAACAGCAAGCACAAGAAGGAGACTCCAAAGGGTATAACCTACAGTACTCCTTCGACAATGATTCCAAGACCTATTCTAACAAATCGGCTGCTCAAGTAACTGTAGGTGTATTTGAGAATAGGACTATATACTCTCAATCAGCTTTAGAGGATGAAATACTTGATTCCTATAGAATCTACGCTCAGAACAATTTCTATGATATGCCTAAGCATACTGGTCCCATTTGGGATAACTTTGTGTATGCGAATACTTTATATTTACACACACCTAAGTCTCTATGGAGGGCTTATGTTAATGATGCAACAATGCAGGCTACTTCTATTGGAGAGGTAGTACAAGGTACAGGAGGTTTATTCTCCATCCCGGCTAAGGAAGTAATAGTAAGTACTGGTGGTTACGCTGGCAGTATTTCCCAATTTGCTGGTGTCTTAACGCCTGTAGGTTACTTCTTTCCAGATGTATTACAAGGTAGGATATTCATGTTGGGCGGTGAACAACTTCGGGAAGTCTCTAATCGAGGTATGCAGAAGTACTTCGAGAACAACATGGCAGAGGGTTTAACTAATGGTTCCGACTACATAGATAATCCGTATACTGGTGTAGGCATCACAGGCGCTTATGATTTCAACAAACGTAGATATATTCTAGTAAAGAGAGGTACTACAAACGATTTCACATGGAGTTTCAGTTCCCTCACAGAGAAATGGATATCACAGCATAACTATTCTCCGAACCTACTCTTCTCCCAGAATAATAAACTCTTGTCAATAGAAAACGCTACAGGGGCGAACGCAACTCTCCATGAACATAATGTGGGAGATTATGGTACATACTATGGAACTACATATGCTTCCTCTCTCCAGATGGTCTTCAATGAAGGCGCAGGCATAGAGAAGACGTATGATAATATGTTGCTCCATACCAAATCCTTAAACGGAGATACTGTAGTACAATTTGATACTTGGGATACTTTACGTGTCCATACTGATACTAGGAACACGGCTACACATACAGTTGTGCCTACCAATGCCTATGGCACTAAAGCTGTAGATGGTACGTTACAAGAGATACGTGCCACCAGAGTAAAGAATAAATATGCAATTGCCATCCCTGGAGATGCTGTAGTTGATGAATCATTGAGTATCTTTGATGTAGGTAACCTAGATAGTGCTCGGCCTTATAAGCCAAGAATTAAAGGAGACCACGCAACAGTAGACTTAGTGTACAACAACACAGATAATTACAAATTTATTATTAATTTTATATCCTGTCTATTTAGACCAAACGCTTCATAATATGGCAAAAGGAAATAGTAAATATACCGATCAAGGAAAGAAGAAGAATGCAAGGTATAAACGTAAGAAGTATCCTAGTGGTGTTCAATATGCCGAAGAACAACCAGAGCCAAATGGTTATGATGTAGCAGGAGAGACTACCCAATGGGCTCAAACTGGTGGTAAGATGGCAGGACCGGGCGGTGCTGTAGCTGGTGCAGCTATTGGACTTGGTTTAAGTTTGTACAACCGAAAGAAGATCAAAGAAGCGAATCGGCAGATCAAAGCTGAGAAGGAAGCGTACGAAGAGTTCGGAGGTTATGCTACCGATCCTAAACTTATGATGGATCCGGATGCTACAGCCAAGAAAGGCTTGCGTTCATATAAAAGCAAGGTTACTAAGCTTTCCTCGAAGAAGGCTAATAAGATATTAGAAGACGGTTCTGTCTATGGCAAACGCCTATCAAGTAAACAGAAGCGATTCTTTGGTGCCATGGCTGAAGGAGGAGAATCCTCGGGCAATGGTGTAATAGAGATTGAAGGCAAGAATGGTGTTGGGGAGATCCACACTGATGCCGATTTCAATGTTAAAAGCGTTGGAACCACTCCACATACTAAAGGTGGAGACAAGGTAAAAGCTGCTAAAGGCGATGTTGTTTTCAATACTCAAGGTAAGCCTGAGAAATTTGATAAGGTTATGGGTAAGATAAATCGCTACAAGGCTGGAGGAAGTAAGATTCCTATAGAACAAGAGAGACGTAAGTTACCAACCGACGATGCCCCAAAGAAAGTAGATGGAGATGAGAATGTCGTTCCAGGCTCTGCTCCATTCATTCCTCAACAGGTAATGGACGACAAACGGGCTGGAGTCGCCCCTGTAGAAGATACACCAGGTAATGCTCCAGCTATGGCTCCTTTCGTAGAGAGAGGAACCTTGGATGAGGAGTTTGGTAATCCACAAGGAATTGACTATGATCCCAATAAGCAACGGTTAGTATATGACCAAGAGATGCAGAAGTCTTTCGATGATGTATATCAAACAGATAATCCATATCATGCTTTCCTAGCTAACCCAGAGAACCAAAAGCAATTTAAAGCCTTTCAGGAAACTGAGGCCACAGATCCTACAGGTACTTATAAACAATTCCAAGACTTCATGGTTGGTCAAGGAATTAACTCAGGAGATTATCTTCAATATCTTAGGGATCAAGGATTAGATCCAGGCACTGAAGGATATGGTGTTGGAGATGCGAGAAACTTGGAAACTAAGAGTTTAGCTGCTTCTTTACGATACATGGATCAATATAATAGTGATCAAAGTGTATTGGATAAAGGTTTGTATACTGTGGAGGATTTACCTCAAAGTGTACCAACAAGTCCTGCAGATGCTGCCACTCTTACTGAGGAAGAAGTAGAAACGGAAGAGAAAGAGACTGGGAAAGGGAAGGCTAAGAAGGTAGGTAAAGCTATCACTGATAAGCTTTCTCGTAATGCCAATGTCATGGGGAACTTATTGGATTCCATGGGGGGTATTGAAGGATACAACAAGAGTGCCTTGAAACTTAATCGATATAAGTATCAAGATCTTTCTGCTCCTCAAATAAAGGAAGCCAATGTTGCTGGTGCTATTAGAAGAAAGAACCGAAGAGGTTTAGTTGGATCTAAAGGCCAACAAGTATCCCAAGCTGCACAAGACGAAGTAATGATGCAGAAGGCTAAGGAGCGTATCCTTAATAAAGAAATTGAGAGAAAGCTTAGAATTGAGAATGCAAATGTTGATCTTAGTAATGCTGAACGTAAGTTCGCTGCTGGAGAAGATGTTCGAGCTAAGGACATAGAACGAATGCAGAGAGCTAAGAACCGTAAGTTTGGGAGAGCTGCAACAGCAGAACTTACCCAGATGCACAACATAGACAAACAGCGTGAGTATATGATGAGCCGGGATGAGAAGCTTTACGCTCGGGATAATATGCTTGCTAGTATTCTAGGAAGTAGATCATATGATTTAAATGTTACTAGAGACGCTGAGGGTAAGTATAATAAAGATGTAGAAAAGACGCTCCGTGAGCCATATAGAATGGGTATTGTAGAAGACGAGAAGAAAGAAGAAGCAGAAACACCTAAGACTACACAACCAGAGAAGAAGAGAAAAGGTACTAATCGATATAAGTAATGCCAGTTAACGAACATGATGAGCCGTATGTAGTTCCACACCAACAAGCTTATACAAGCCAGTATGTGCAATTACCCTTTCAACAATTACAGAACTATGCAGATAGAAGTCAACAGACCTTCGACGCTGCTGAGCAAGGAGAGAACAGTATACGCCAAAAGCTTTATGCTGCTCAGGCTTTGAATAAAGACAAAGCCCTTCGTAATGAGATTCTGAATAAGTACGAATCAGACATGGTAAAGAACCTTGAAGCTGTAGGAGGTGACTATGCTATGGCCATACCTAGGATTAAGGAGCAAGGGCGACAAATGAACGAAGACTTTACTCGGGGAAGGCTTGGTGCCATCGTTGGAAACCAACGCGCTGCTCAAGCGTATCAACAGGATTTACAAACTAAATATAATGATGGGAAGATAACCCTCACTCAATATAATGGTTTGGCTGGGATGTCTATGGCCAATTACCAAGGAGTACAAGATGCCCTACAATCATCTGGTGTTTACAATAGTTTCAGTGGTATTTCCGCTGCAAATAAAGTAGATATCGATGCAAAGGTTGAAACACTTATTAAAGACTATGCAGCAGACAAATGGGACTCAAGCCAATACCAGAAAACCTTAGACGGGGGATATAGATTTCTTACGAAGAATGGTTGGAAAGAGGTACGAGCAGAAGATGTCTATAGAGATGTAGAAGGTTCACTTAGAAATGATAAAGAAGTAATGGATTACCTCAGTCAGCTTACTATGATTGAAGGACATCAAGCAAAGCAAGCGGGTAAACCTTTTGATGCAGAATCCTCTTTAAATAAGCACATACGTCAATATGCTTCCAGGGGGGCATCTAAAGCAGGTTTTCGTGAAGCGTATAACCAACAAGAAGACTATAAGGCTGATGAATATAAACTTGCTCGTTTTAAGGCAGGCTTAGAACATGAGTATGAGATGGTAGCTGATGATATGCAATACCAATCGGAAACGATGTCTCAGAACAACGTCTTGACACATGCTACTAATTATCAAGGAGATAAGGTAGATGGAGTTGAAGGCTTAGACTTTAACCTTGCTCAATGGGACAAACAAGGAGCCAAAGCTCTTAAAGGCTTTATCCATGATTTGGATATAGACGTAGCTACACATCGAACCAGTTCTGATTATGGTAAGTATGTTGCTCAACTTGATAAGCTTAAGCAGATTATGGAAGGAGAGAATGGATACATTGAAGTATATAAGATGCTTCGTAGTCCCGATCATGGAGGTATTACCTTCCTTTCAGAAAAAGAAATTAATGAAGCTGTAGCAACGATGGACGGCTTCATGAATAATAGGGCAGACGCGCTTAATCTTAAGAAACAAGCAGAAGCAATAGCCATGGAGAAAACTGGCTATGATCCTCAGAAAGACCACAATGCAGGTATGGCAGCAGCAGCAAAGTATGCAGCAACTAGCCTTAAGGATCTACCAGAGGGATTAACTGCTCAGAATGTTCTTGATGCAGCCTTTGGAACTGGTGATGGAACTTGGAAACGAGAACGAGATGCTGATTGGGTACAGAAGCCTTTAGGTAGATGGGGGACAGCTACAGGCATGGAAGGCGATACTCGTATAGTCAACACTAAGACGGGTAAAATTTATACATTACCTAAGCGTGAAGATATGCGAGACGCTGATGGTAGAATGACAAAGAAGAACATACTTGTACAACTTGATGAGGCTTATAAAGGGGCTATTGATATAAAAGCAAGGACAAACTATAATAAAGCCGTCGACAAGTATTTAGATAGTGATGAAGTAAATGTGTACCAAGCTGGAGGAGGCCCTGTAGGAAGTATAGGCCCTGGATATGTACAGAATGGAGCAACAGGAGAATGGGAGCATAGTGAAGAGCAGGCGTTAAAGAACACTAAGGCAGCTAATAATTATTGGTTTCAAGATCCTAAGAAGGGAACACTTCATCAAGGTAATTGGATAGGCCTCAATGGTTTCATACTTACGCCTGATGGTATGAAAGAAGGAGGCATTGTAGATCTTCTTATGGAAGAGGTTGATTTAGATCCAGATGATGCTGAGGATAGACAGAAGTTCTTTGAGAATGCTAGATCTAGTTCTCAACACTTAAGTAAGGCTCCTACTCTTAGATACCAAGGACAGCCTAGACGCTTCTATGAATTTAAAGTAAACTATGGGGGCAATACAGGTGTAGTTAAGGTTCCGGCCACTACTTCTAATATTACAAGCACCTCTATTCAAGAAATGATTAATAACCCAGCAGAGCAAATACTTACTAGGGTTTATGATATGCGATCTAAAGGAGTTAAGGTTTCTCGTTGGGACCAACATCCAGACGTCATCTTTGATATGACTAAGGAGAAGAATAAAGTAACAATGCCTAATCCTTATGTTAATGTTAAAGGACATAAATGGCAAGGACAAGCTACAGTAACTGTAGATTTACAAGAAGCTATTCCTGCTCTTACTGGGTTTATAGAAAAGAAGAAGCATGGAACGTTGGATAAAGGGTATCTTAATGAATTAAATGATGCCCACTTTGAAACAAATTTGGCTCCACAAGCTGATCCAAGACAAGTAACCGCTGCCTTTAATAAAGTTAAGGTGAATACACATGGAAATATAGACTTCAATAGTATGGCACATGCTAGGAATACAGCAGCAACACACCCTAATACTATTGAACCTAATTCGTACTATCGTGTTTCAGATGAATCTGGCACTCCTCAGAATGTATTAGGGGCAGATATCTTAAGTGAAGGAAGCGGAACTCAAGAGAAACAAGATTACCGAGACTATGTACAAGAATTGATGGATGACGGTATGAGTAAGAACTGGGCTATAAGCAGAGCAACTAAGAAATTTGGACATGCTTATCCTATTGCTGAGCCCCAAACTGTACAAGGAGCACAAGAACGAGTAAGGAATCCTAATGATCTTTATCAATTCAGTCCATATGAGGCAGTGAAAGAAACTTTCTTAAATTAAGTTTATTTCTACATTACGTTATAATTGTTTATCTTTATCGCTATGCCAGAAAACAATAAACCTACGAGTATAAAACCTACTGTTAATCCATTATTTGGACCAGGAGAAACTGAACTAGCTATTAATCCTTTGACTAGGCTTCCAGTAGAGGCCCCGAAGCGAATGGATAGACGAGAGCAGGCTCATTTCCAAACCACCATGGATCAAGTCCCTGACCTACAACATGTCAAGGACTTAGGAGACTATACAGAATATGGTGTTTCTATGTTTCCACAACTGGAGCATAATTGGAAAACAGAGCAAGCCCAAAACCAATCTGGATGGGAACATGCCTTGGGCTTCCTAAACCAAGGAGTTGTAGGTGAAGTTGTAGGAGGTATGATCGAAGGCTTTGGTTGGCTTGGTGAATACAATACATGGGCTAATATATCTAAAGGCGAAGAGGAAGAAGTGGGCAATTTCCTTATTGATATAGGCGAAGGAATACAAGATTGGACTAAAGAGGCTACACCTATTTATGAAGATCCTAATGCCTCTGCTTGGAATCCTGCATCTTCTGCATGGTGGGCATCTAAAGGTACTAGTGTACTTTCATTCGCTTCTATGCTTATTCCTGCTGCCGGGGCTGTAAAGGCCATAGGCGTTGTAGGTAAAGGCTTAGGTATGCTTGCTAAAGCAGCAAAGCTTGCCAAAGGCCTAGGGAAGTTAGGTAAAGTTGGTAAGGCTCTTAAAGGCGTTCAGATGTCTGCAAAGGGATCGAGAATGTTGAAACTGGCTGGTAAAGGTATGGCACAAGCTGTAGTTTCCAGACACATTGAGAATAATATGGAGGCCTCAGGTGTCTTCAAAGAACAATATGATAAGTTTATCTCTGCTGGTTTAGATGATAAAGAAGCAAAGAAATTAGCTGGTGAGGCTGCACAGGATACATATGTAAGGAATTGGGCCATGCTTGCTCAAGATATTCCCCAGTATATGCTAATGGGTAGTAAAGTTAAATTAGGAGGCTTTGCCGAGAAAGCTTTAACCAAGGCAGCAGGGGCTACAGCAGCGAAGGCCTTAACTAATAAGTACCTTGTTACAGGGCTCTCAGAAGGCTTAGAAGAATCCTTCCAATTCTGGGTAGGAGAAGAAGCCAAGTATCTAACAGATGTAAAGGCTGGTATAGCTAAGGAGTCCTCACATGGAGAAAGGATGAAGAAGTATCTCAAGAATGGAGAACTTTGGACATCGTTCTTCTTCGGTGCGTTCGGTGGTATGGCTATGGAAGGAGCAGGGCCAGGTATAAAGAAAGTAACGGAAGGAGCAACTGAGAGGTTATCTACGATGCCTGCTAAGGGCTTGCACCATCTAGGGGCTTCTATTTCTGCTATTGCTAGAAAGACAGGAAGGAATTTATTCTATAGTGATGCTATTAAAGCTGCTGATGAATCTGGAGATAAAGAAGCTAGTACCTACTTACGAAAGAAGTGGAATATAGATACAGCTATCGACCACTTAGACCAGGATACATTTGCTGGCTATATGGAAGATATAGAGAACTTTAGTGAGACAAGTAAAGAAGATAAAGAAGAATTTGCTGAGAAGCATGGATTGGATCCACAACAATTATTGGACTTACAAACTAACTATGCTTCTTATATCAAAGATGCTGGACAAGCTAAAGAAATATATGACGGGTATAAGAACGATGGCTATGCGGAAGCTACTTTAGCTCCAATGGTTATGAGAGCTATGGATGCCCAAATCGCTTCTGATTTAAGTATTCAAGCCTCTGAACAAATAGTGAATAAGTCTGCTACCCGAGGTAAGGAATCTCTTACTCCCGGTTCAGGAGAAGCCGTTTATAGTGCGAGTATCGAAGTTCGTCGTATCAAAGAGGCTCTTAAGGTATACTCGAAGGAGGCTAAGAATAAAGGAACAGGAAAGGCTCGACAAGAAAGGGTAAGCAAACGAGTAAAGGAACTTACCTCAGAGCTTAAGGACGCAGAGAAGGTTCTAGTAGAGGCCAACGCTATTGAAAGAACTGCAAGCGAGAAACGAGCTGACGCCCGAGTAATAAAGCGTGCCCTTTCCGAAAGGGGCTTGTTCAAGGCATATAATACTAAGGAGTATAATGATATGCTAACGGAAGAGGCTCAGGATGAAATTGATCATCTTCAAGGAGATGCGATCCAGAATGAGCATAAGTATACTACCGACGTAAACGAATTAATTAATGCAAAGGATAGAGGAGAACATAATCAAGTTGTAGACAAGATAAGGGAGAAGTACGGAGAAGCTATACCAGAGCCTATAGCTAAAGCAATAGCTGGTACTTCTAAGATGATGCAACTCAGGGAGATGCAAAGCTCTGAGAAGAAGCAAGCGAATGCAAATGAGAAGGGCATAGCTGAGAAACGTGAGGAGATTAAGAATGAAACTGATTTAACCAAAGCCGTTATGGATGCCGATGGCATGCGTAAGGATATGGGAGAAGAAGGGGCGTCTGCCTTGGAAACGGAACAAGTAACTAGTACTGTCTCAACTAAACAGAACATAGAAGGAGCTACTAGGGCTTCTGATGCCGTAGCAGCATCTAATACGAATGATGAGAACCCAGGCTCAGCAGAACCAACAACCAATTCTGTGCCTTTGCCTAAGGTTACGAAGTCCATGAAGGATAGTATGCTTTCTTTCAATTGGACCTCGGCACGTAATGGAGGGTCTACAGACTCTGCTAATCAAGTACTTACAGATCTATTAGAAGACCCTAAGTTCAAAGCTGTTGGTACTAAGCTTGAATTGGTAGTAGAAGGAGATGGTATTAGAGCCATACTTTTAAATGCCGATGGCGAATGGATAACAACCAACGATAATCCAGTTGGTCCTCTATTACATATGCCGATCGATCAGAAAGATAATCCTAATTTCACTTCTGGAAAGCGGGCTGAACTAGGAGCATTGATCGCCCAAGTACGTGAGGCATCTGAGAAAGGCTTGAGAGTCTTCACAGAGATCACCAAGCGTACAGGTGGACATAAGCAACTAGGATTAGAACCGATATCCATCAGGGAGATAGAAACAGCTACAGGGGCTCCTGCGAAACTTATGGTTTCCTTAGGAACTTCATTGATGTATCATAATGGTAATCCCGTAACCGATACGGATGCTACTGGTACAGGTGGGGCTATATACTTAGAAACTAGGGATATTGAAGGGAACTTGGTTCCTATGAAATTGGATGCTTCTTACTTAACCAGAGAAGAAGCAAACCTTATGGTGGATCTCTATACAGATTTCCAGAACAGGAACACCTGGTTCAATACACCAGTAGCTGATAACCCAATGGTTGAGGGCCTTACTTATGGACAAGCTTTCGAATTGCTTGCGTATGAAGGTTCTAAGACAGCGAATACCATTATAACAGATGAGGAAAGCGAAGATTATGGCAAGCGTAAGGATTTATACTACAATAAGAATACTAAGTCGCTTCATTTCGGAGCTAAGGCTATTCCTATTGATAAGATAAACGAAGTTCGAGAAGACATCGTTGATTGGATGATGGCTATGGTGCCGAGATATGCTTCCATTAAGAAATTGAATCTTCCTATGAGTGAGTGGGCTACTAGAGACGGACGTACGTCTACAGCCAAATTCTCTTTCATGGGAAAGGACTATACAGTTAAGGATAAGTATAATGACTTCCTTATCGATAGTGAGAAGTACTTAACTAATCTCTCACCAAACGATGGTAAGTTATTTATCCAACCTACTATCGAATTCTCTTCTACTTTAGATATAGAAGAAGAGACAGCTCAAGAACCTGTTGTTCCTACGCCAGAACAGACAAAGGAAGCAGGAGGAGACACTAAGGAAGCCAAAGCCCCAGATAATCCATTTGGTGGAGTAAAGCGTAAGAAGACAGGCTTTAATCTAATGGCTGCACCTAGTGGAGGATATACTATAGCTAATATGGCTGAGGAAAGAGCTTGGCTTGAAGCCGTTCTTCCGAATGTTCCTGTAACAGTTATAGATGGCTTGATTAGAATGGCTAATAAAGGCGGTCGTGCTTACGGAGCCTATGTTAATGGTATGATACAACTTTCCAATATAATGGAAAAGGGCACAGCTTACCATGAAGCCTTCCATGCAGTATCTCAATTGTACTTATCTGAGAATGAAAGAACTGAATTATATGAGGAAGCAAGATCTAAGTATGGAACTCCTACACAAGAACAGCTTGATGCTCGAAAAGTAGAATCGGAGCAAGATTGGTTTGAGGAGAAGCTTGCTGATGATTTCAGAGCCTTTGTACACTCTGAGGGAACCATGAGCTTCCATCCTAAGGCCAAGAGCTTCTTTGGAAAGCTATGGGAGATGATCAAACACTTGTTTGGTTCTCGTTCTAAAGTAGATCAAGTATTCGCTAAGATCAATAGAGGATACTATGCTACTGCTCCAATGTCTGGAAGAGTAGCCAAGATGACCAATAAGGCTTTATACAATAGAGCCGATAATTTAAATGTAAGTCAATTCTATGACATAGTTGATACGATTACATTCTCTGTAGTCCAGGAGTCAAAGTTAATGGAGACTGAGGATATTTCAGCTCTTACTATGGAGGCTATCAGCACTGATGCTATTTCCGGACATCTTGCTACATACTATGATTTGGCAATGGAGGCTAATAACCTAACTACAGCCAATATCTTTATAGCTGCTAATGCTGATGTAGACGCTATAAGGTCTGCAATCTTAGATAAATTTAATGAGATGCAGTTAGAGGTCAACCCAGAGGTTCAAGCTATTCTTGATACTGATGACCTCACAGAGGAAGAGAAGACTGAGAAACTGAATACTAAGTCAGCTTTCGAATACTCAGGTAAGGATAATGCCACTGGAAACGTTAAGCTTCTACTTTCCATGGTTCCTAAGCTTAAGAGCACAGACTTGATAGAACAAGAAGATGGTAGTGTTGTTAAGGATTACGAAATCAATCCTAACACTGGTCTTCCTAGATTAGCATATGCTGCTTCTACTTGGGCAGCTTTGGCTAAGTCTTTATCTGGTATTGTCGATAGCTACATATATGAAACAGGAGAACTTACTACAGCTTTCGATAAGATGCTTGTAGCTATGGATGAGTTGACAACAACTCGACCAGAAATCTCCATCCTAACTGCCAAACTACGGGACCCTGCATACCCAATGCATAAGAAGATTCAATTCTTCAGTGCCTTCTCTAAGGCTAATATGCAATACTATACAGCTAGATTTAAGAAAGAAGGACAGATCAAACAATTTGTCTTTAGTAAATCTGAATCAAGGAGCCCAGCGGAGCAAGTAAGAAATGAGTGGGTTCAGAATTTCAGAGATAAGATGTATGCTTACTCTGGAGACCATATGGCTTTAGATAGTGAACCTTTGACCTTTGCTTACTCTCTTATGGTTTCTCTTAAGGAAGATGTATTGGAGGCGATACAAGCTCGAAAGGAACTGAATGTAGAAGTACCAGTAGAAGAATACAAAGAGCAATTGTTCCAAAGCTTGAACAGTGTTGGTATCGAGCTTTCAAGGCCTGCCTTTAATTATTGGATGGAAGGGCGTCCTGGAAACAACGAAGATCAACGCTTGAAGAATGCTGTTACAAAGGTTGCTATTATGTTTGAAAGTCCTACAGGGCTTACTAAGGTTATTACAGATGGTGCCGAAGGTAAGAAACCTTGGGTGAAGAGCGAGAAAACCGCATTAGCTTTAGCTGAAGTAGAATCTCTATTTAGAGAAGACCTCTCAGAATCTGGAGTACTTGGAGCAGATAACTCTATGTACTATACATACTCATTGAATAACTTCTTGATTAAGAAGATTCAAGAGATAAAGAATAACGATGAATACCTTGAGAAGTTAAGCAAGATTCCAGGTAATGCTAATGCTATTTGGATTTCAGAGCTTCTAAACAATAAGAAGACTAGAGAAGAGTTTAACTATAACGTATTCAATAACTTACGTGAGGAAGCAGCAGGAGATACGGGAAGTAAGTTCTCTGATCTTAAGCCTGCAGATGAGTTAGCTTTAAGGATTAACCAAACACTGCAAGGCAGGTACTCATTGCTTACTGCTGCGGATAAAGGTGTATACACTACCATTACTGGCTTTGCCCCTAAGAAACTTGAGTTAGATTTCAGGGGAGATGATATAATCTTCAACAACGTATCCACAGTAGATATCATAGGGAATTACTTCATAGATGAACTTGCTAGAATGTCTCAAGCTTGGAATGAGGTACATGGGCCTAATGCTATCCCTGTAGAGCAACAAGTAGAGCATTACCATAAAGGTAAACGTCATGCTTTCAAATCTCAATTATTTCCTTCGCTAAGCCCGATCGAAATTACCGAATCGGGAGAGGTGGTGGATAATATAGATTTGGATGTAGATACGCTTGAGCTTATTAAGACATACATTACCTCAGATAATAATAAACCTACTTGGGGAACAAAGACAGTTAATCAACTAAGACCAAAGGTAGAAGGCCTTCTTAAGCGATTAGCTGAGAAAGAGATAGACCTAGCAGTGCAGACAGGTGTCCTTCAAAAGCAAGGAGGCAACCTTATTAATGTGGGGTTAGATACTTCTGTGCTTAAGACCTTTAGAAAGAAGGGCGCTACAGATACTCAGGCAATCAAATCTATGATGGCTGATTATATGGTTAATTCGTTGATTGCCCATGTAGAAACTGGAAAGCTATTCACTGGTGACCCTGCTTACTACAAGTCTCTCGATGACTTGAAGAAGCGTGTACCAGGAATTATAGCTCCAGGGCAAGACCTATTCATCCATCCCGCAGAAAACGGAAGAGAGAGACAATTCTACAATGTAGCCATTGTAAAGGACATCGAAGAAAACATGGCTGTAACGCAGCCTGAGGTCTATAAAGGGTATAAAGATGCTTTAATAGAATCAGGAATGTCTGAATCTGAGGCAGAAGAAGCCTTAAGTCCTTACAGAGAAATTAATGTAGCAGATGCTCAGGCATATGTTACTATGGAACGATATAAAGACTTGTTGCAAATGCTTGGTAAGTGGAGGCCTTCTATGGAAGCCCCTTTCGATAGATTAAGCAAAGGAGAAGAAGTAGTTGCGGAAGACGTTAGCTTATTCCTTCAACCATTGAAAGGGATGTACTATGATCTAGTGCCTTCACCAACTGGTAATCGTATGCAACCGGTCTACCTTAAGTATTCTTTGGCTCCATTGATCCCTGGCATGATCCGTGGAACCAAGATGCAAGGTGTCTTGGCTGCAATGAAACGAGATAAAGTACAAGAGCTTGTATTTGAATCAGGTATCAAAGTAGGAGCAAGGGGACAAGTAGACATCAAAGATGCAGACCTCAAGTTTAATCCAATAGAACTTGATAATCGTAACTGGAAGTTACAACAAGATCTTTCTGCTAAGTATTTGAAGAAAGGAGAAGCTATTGAAGGGTCTCAAGTACTTAAGAATGCCTTAGCGAATATCAATCCTTCGGCAATGTATGGAGATAAGGAAGGCGCTCAACTCATTGAGGAGTTTGTAGCAGCTGATAGATACCTATCTGATCTTGGTGCCGAAAGCCTTAAGAAGGAATTTGGTGTTACTTTAGATGAGAAAGGAGGTATTGTTTCTATTGATAAGAAGAAATTGTACCCAGTACTTATTAAGGAACTCAAAGCAGAAGCTCCTAAATATGTACTAGAGGCTTTAGATAGAGGTGTAGCCTTAGATGCCATACCTCAATTCCGTAAGAAGATCCAACAGAAATTGCTCTCAATGGTTACAGCAAGGACTGTAAGATTGAAGATGCCTGGAGGATCATTTGTACAAATGTCTCCAGCAATGTTTGAGGCAATTACTGGTTCAGATATATATAAAGAATCGGACATACTTTGGTTAACGGATGGTACTGCGTTATTACCTCCTAGAATAGAGGACGGAATAAGTAAGCCTGGACAAGTACTTGTACCTCATAGCTTGGTTAATAAGTATCCAGGATTTATGGATATGACTAAAGCTGAACAAATTAAGCTACTACGTCAAGCTCAAAAGGAAGGACTATTAGAGGGTGTTGGGTACCGTATCCCGAATCAGGATATGGCTTCTACAGATTATCTGGAGGTTGCTGGTGTTCTACCAGCGTATATGGGAGATACTATCATAGCCTATTCAGCCATTACCGCGAAAACAGGCTCTGATTATGATATCGATAAGATGTACTTCATGCTTCCTAACTTTGATCTTAAGATCAATAAGAGAGCAATGAGAAAGGACTTCTTAGAAAACAATAAAGGGCTTTTCGATACATTACGTGAGGAGGCACAGATTAAGGATATGGATAATTCTACTTTGTTTAAGTCTATACAAGAACAAAGCAGAAGTGGTCTTGATCTTACAGAAACAGAACAAGCTTTAGTAAAGGCTTGGAAAGATATGAATAAGGAAGACTATGTAAGTGGCATCACTAAGACGCCTTCTTCCTTAGACAACAAACGGTCTGCACAGAATTACAAATTAGATAGGTATAAGGAGATTCTTCTTGCTAAGGAAACCTTTACTCGATTGATTTCTCCTATCGATGCTGAATGGTTAAAGAATGACACAAAGAAGATCAGAGAACTACTTGGTCAAGAGACTAAACTTGGAGATCTTGAATTCTTTTCTGGATATGAACAATATGTAACCAAGCGTAAGTTCGCTGGGGGACAACATGGTGTAGGACAAACAGCTAATCACCTAGTTGATCATGTTCTTACTCAAATGGCTGGAGTATTCCTTACAAGAAACTTTGGCTTGGGGCATGGTTATGGGGATGCTACTTCTGTTGCCGAAACTAAGGAATTAGATGGTTCGAGATATATTACTTCAAACGTCTCTGCTTACATGAATGCGTATGTAGATATAGCTAAAGATCCATATATCTTTGATTTGAACAATAATACGTTCACAGCGAATACAGTCTTCTTGCTTATTAGAATGGGGGTAAAGCCTGAATGGATTAATCGATTCACGACCCAACCTATCATCAAAGAATACACAGACCTTACTTTAAATAGTGAAGGTAGAGTAAACGAAACGCAGTATGATGATGGTAAGCCTATTAAGCCTATTGATATCATTAAGCAAATGGAGAAGTATGCGGTGAAAGAGGTGATACCTTTCTCCAATGATAGCATGCCTTCTAAGAAGACACTAGAGGCTCAACTAAAGGATCCAACTGCAGCTACACAACGTCAATTGTTGTCCTTGTTCTTAGAACTTCAAGAGTATGCTAAGGCATTGAACCTACAATTACGGGCATCTAAAGCAGATACCAAAGGAGCTGGAAGAACTTTAATGGAAGCCTTTATTGCACAGAATGTAAAGCTAGAAGCCTTAGCGAGTCCATTGATAGAGAATGTCGATCGTAAGTTCGATAGCACTATGTTGGGAACATATTATGATAACTCAGTCCTTCTTTCGCTCCAAGCATTTGGTGGAGAGTTTATGGGGATGTCTAAAGCTGTACAAGGAACTGTTGAGAAGATTGGAACTATGACCGGTAAGTTTCCGGTTACTGATCTTGAGATAGCTACTCTTATTGAGAATGAGGCATACACATACCTAATGAAGGACTTTCCTTTATTCCAACATGAGAACCCACGTAGCTTATTCTTTGGTAATACAAGTACAGCTAGGGCCTTAGAAGCTCTACAGAAAGGAGAAGACTCTCCAGTTAAGGAGAATTTGCTAATTAGAAACTTACAAGTAAATCGAGGAGAAGGGCTTGATCCAGACTTCATCGACATTGCTGGATCAAGTAAGAAGGATAAGCAAGGACAAGAAGCCTTAAGTGAAGCATGGTATGATCTTATTACTCATCCAGATGAGGTTATCTCAAACTTTGGGAAAGAGTTGATTACTTATGCTTTCCAAACAACTGGTTTGAATCAGACAGCTTCTGCTTTCTTTGACTTAATGCCTCCAAGATTCTTAGAGGAGCATAAGTTCAAGGAGTATGTCAGTGGTATGAACTCTGTTGTTCAGGAGACGGCTGGAGGAGTAGGCTACCTTGATAACTTCGCTGGTCGATTCCTTCGAAATAACTGGGCCAACAATAAGCTTGTGCCTGTAGCTTCTGATATGGCCAAGCAATCAGTCAATAATTATCCTGAATCTATTGCTTTCCGTATTCATGAGAAATCGTCTAACTATGTTGTAGGTTTAGACGAGAATGGTAGGAAGGTATTCTATCCATACCTCAAGACAAAAGCTTCTCTATTTCGTCTACAGGGATATAAAGACACACTTAAAGGTAGAACCGCTATTTATTCTAGAGCTACGAAACGTGGTCTAGATGCAGGAAGATATAAGATCAAAGACTACAATAAGCGTCCAATGGATTTGGATGACACCTTAGGCGTTCAATTAATAGAGGGACAAGACTATACTACTAAGTATATGCCTCCTATGGAGCCTTTTACAGAGGATGAAACACAAGAACAACGTTTCTCTTCTATGGCTGCAGAAACTATGTCTGGTCTCCATACTAAGATAGAACTAGTTCAAGGGCTATTTGATGCTGATTTCGTATTGGATGAGACGCTGCCAGGAGTAGCTAATGTGAAGCCTGGAACTACAGGAAGACCTTTGATTACCATCAATCCTATCAAGATGAAGGAAGATACGGTTATCCATGAGGTAGGCCATATCTATATCGATTCATTAGGAGGCATGGGAGACCCTTTCATACGTGCTGGGGTTGAGCAATTGAATGGTTCTGTAGCAGAACAGATTGTAACTAAGAACTATCCTAATATGACAGGAGAAGCTAAGAGCAAAGAAGTTCTTGCTACTGCTATTGGTATGGAAAGTGCTAAGCTCTTTAATGCAGAGGTACATAAGAAAGGAAAGTGGAATAGATGGCTTGTAGGTCTATGGTCTAAGGTAAAGGCAATGTTTGGTATCAAGCCAAATGTAGCTAAGCAGATGGCTAGGGAAATCCTTACTGATCGTATTCGAAAGGGAGAACACTCTTTATCGGAGTATACCCAAGAACAACGTGACGAGGCTGCACAAGACAATATGGATGATCTCGATGCAGTGCAATCGCTTCTAAATAGACTTAAAGCGTCTATGCGTCTTAAGATCAATATCCATGAGAAGAAGACAGAGGCTGCGCACAGTAAGGAGACTAAAGAGTTGAGAGAGGCGCACTTAGCGAAACTTGAAGAGCTTCTTGGTCAAATTGAGAAGGCTCAGAATTATGAAGGCTTGCTCTTATTTATCGAGAAAGCACAGAAGGATACTGATGCCATACGTAAACGACTAGATAATTTCTTGGAAACTAAGGAGCCTATACCTCTCCAAAGTCTACAGGAAATGAAGACGTATATTGGTACTTATGATAATATTCAAGATATCAGAAGGGCCATACATAGAGTAAAAGACTTTGATTTATCTACAGTAGATGAACGTTTAGATACAATTGAACGTAACTTAAGTAGAGTCAATCTTTCTTACGAGCTTATTGCTAAAGATAATCTTGTAGATTCCATGCTTCCATACTCTACAAGGAATGAACATATGGAATTCCGAACTAAGTATGCCGAAGAGTTCCAAACGAATATCGAACCTCAAGGAACGAAGAAAGGGAAAGAGCTTAAGAACTGGAAAGCGCGTAGAGCTGCTTACATTAATAACCGTGTGGCAGAGAACAAAGCTGAGATTAAGACCGCTGAGAGAGAGTACTTGTACCAGTTGATAGAGGAATCTAAGGCTGATTTGACATACTTCGATTCTCATATCTTAGATCCAAGAGCTGTGAATAACCAAGTTATCCAACTTACTGTAAAGGCACTAGATAGAGCTGATTACGACAGTATGAGAAGCTTTCAAAACGCCTTCAAGAGCGTCTATACTACTTGGGAGAAGTTTATGGAAGGCAAGAAAGCTAAAGGCATTACTGATATTAAGGCTATCTATGCTCCTTTATTAACCAAGGAAACTACATATGTAGGAGGAAAGAAAGAAAAGAAAGAAGTAAGCGTATATATAGAGAAACACGATTACACCTCATTCATGCGAGCAGAAGCTGTAGCAAGCAGGAAAGCAAATATGGATAAGAATAAGCATGATGAGATCATCGATGCTTTCTATGCTGAGAATGCTACACTAGTAGATGGATCTTGGGTACCAAACGATAAGTATTTGTCTAAGGAATACCAAGCACTCTCTCCGGAGAACAAGGAGATGTTGGATGCCCTACGGAAAGTGAATGCTAAAGCAGACAACCTTCTCCCTGTAGGAAGTCAACTCAAGAACCGATTACCAAGTATTCGAGCTTCTTTGATGGAGACATTCAAGACTAGTGGCTTTAAGGCTGCTATAAAGGAATGGAGGAAGGAAACCTTTACTACTGAGTCAGATGAGACTGATTTTGGTAATATGTCTATACAGAAGGAAACTAAGAAGAAGTTTGCCTTCCTTTGGGCCAATGAGAAGCTTGAGCAATCTAAGCTTATTCCTATCTTCTTCCGAAGTGAATTAACTGAGAAGGAACAGTCCTTTGATTTGATGGGAATGGCTATGAGTAATTACTACATGGCCTCTAATTTCCATAACAAATCTAAGGTCTCAGCAAATATTGAAGTACTTAGGGATCTAATCAAGGCCTCCCGAGTAGGAGAGACTAAGGATTGGAAACGTAAGATGGTGGCTGGTCTTGGCCTGGGTAACCTAATTCCTATAACCAAACCAGGAGGAGAGTCTAATCTTTCTAAAGCTTTGGAAAGCCTTGTAGATGATCGACTATACGGTATACGAGAAATCGATGCAGGGTCTGTCAAGATATTAGGTAAAGAGATGAGCCTGAATAAGATATCTAAGCTGGTAGCTGGTTGGACGGCTGATACTACGTTGATCTTGAACTATGCTTCGGCTTCTTCTAACCTTGTAATGGGCCATGTCCAGACATTTATAGAAGCAGGAGCGAAGACCTTCTATGATCGAGGGGATGTAAAGAAAGCCTTTGGGAAATACCGTAAGGATATTAAGGATATCCTTGGTGATGTAGGTAAAGAAGAACATATCTATAAAGCTAAGACTAACCTTCTTATGGAACGCTTTGATATGCGAGGGGAATTCTCTGGACTGATCAATAGTATGCTTTCCGATACTAAGATGAAGCGGTTGTTCAGTAAGCAGACTGCCCATGGCTTGAATGGTTTGGCTGAACACAACATACAAGGTGTGCTCATGTATTCACTATTGAACAATATCCGAGTACAAAACGCTAAAGGGGAATATTTAACCAAGGATGGCACCACTAAGGAATTTGCTGATGCTATGTCTTTGGATGAAGCTTATACTGTAGTTGATGGTAAGCTTGTAATGGATTCTAGAGTAGCCAAAACCACTAAAGATCTATCCGGTACTTCCTTTGGACAAGCAGAAGAGTCTGAGATCTCTGGATACTTGAAGTATATTAATGCTGATCTTAATGGTAACTACGATTCAAATAACCGATCGGTTTGGCAAAGACATGTACTTGGCCAACAAGCTTTCTTAATGAAGAAGTGGATACCAAGAGCCTTCAAACGTAGATGGGGAGGAATCCAACATGCTTTCACGGATAGAGCTGATATGGAAGAACACCAAAGAAACTACAACGAGTATATCAAGATGGAGAGCGAAGGTTTATATGCTACACTTCTTCGATATATGGGCAATACAGTTAAAGCTGCTAAAGAGCATAAGTTCAAAGCCTTTAGTCTTGAGTGGGAGAAGCTTGATGATATGCAGAAAGCTAATCTTGCTAGAGTCCAATGGGAATTCGGCATGCTTGCTTTAGGTGCATTTGGTTCTATGTTGATCGCTGGCTTAGCTGGAGGAGATGACGACAAGGATAAGAAGTCACAAGGTATATACTTTGTTGCCTACTTATTCCGTAGACTGTACTCAGAGCTTTCCTTCTTTACTGATCCTGTAGAGATGTTGAAGATGGCTGATACTCCATTGATGGGCTTACGTACGATAGCAAACCTATTCAAAGCTTTCTATGGTTTGATGCCTTGGAACATCACAGATACGTATAAAGGAGGAAAGGATAAGGACGACCTTAAGATTTGGAATAAATTTAGTAAGACTATGCCTATTCGTACAGCCATGGGACAACTAGATCGAGACTTCGAGAAGTCTTACCATTTCCTATTACGAGGTTATTAAAGTATAATAAAAAAGAGTATATTTAGAGACAACATGCAGGGGTAAAACCCTTGCATATACCATTATGTATTAACCCTTTTGTAAGATGGCAACTACACCGGATTCACATTTAACTATAATAATCACAGGCATTGTAACTTTCATGACCGGTGGAGGCCTATATAAGTTCTATGAGGCCTGGGCCAAACGAAAGAAAGAGAACAAAGCAGAAGAGCAAGCAGATGCTCAAGCCTTTCGATACTTACTTCTTGAAAGAGTAACAGCTTTAGAGAAAGAAGCGAAGGCTAATGCTAAGATGATACTAAAGCTTACAAAGGAGAACGCAGAATTACGCGCAGAGAATGAGAACATGCGTAAGGAAATCAGTAAATTAAGAAAAGGATAAACTATGGCTCTTGTAGATCCTAACGTATATGCTAATTTATTCAGGACAATAAACCTTATTGCTTATAAGGAACCTGTACAAAGGAAGCGCTTTAGTAGAAAGAAGCTAGAATGTGATCTTGAGCTATGGTTATCTATGATAACTAGTGCAGGAGGGCCACATAGTACAACCCATGAATTAGGGGGTGATGATGTAATAGCTGGAGAGAACCTTGGTTTTACTTATGCAGCTGTTAATTATACACCAACTTTAGCCACCATTGGAGGGCATGTTATCGGTATCGATACTGTCCTTGGTTTACATACCACTGATCTTACTGCTCTTAAGGGTAGAGTATTCAAAGTAACATATTATGAAGCTATCGACATTAGTGCAGGAACAGCGGGAACCCTCGCAGCAATTCCTGCAACAGCAACAATCCAACAAGATGAATTCGGAGATGCGGGCACAGCGGTTCTTTCCACGGTTACGGGAGGCGGTAAGCCAACGTATGAAACGCCCTTGGATACAAACGGTGACGCTATTACTGTTGGGAGCCTTAATGGGGCTGGGGATTGGGTTACTACTGATACCTATGCTGACCCAGTAGTATTAATCTATAAGTTTACAATTACCCTGGAGAACTATGATAACCTTGTTGAGGACAATGTTATAGATCATGTAAGGTATAATTCATTTACTCAAGGCTCCATTCCTTTTGCTGGAGTAGATGAAGAATTAAAGGAAGATAATGCAAACTTCTTTTGGGATGAGGCGAATGCTCGATTAGGGATAGGCCTTAATGCTCCTAGATTTGATATCGAAGTGCAGCGAGTAGGCTCCGCTAACTTCTGGTTAGAAGGAACTAGTGGCGCTGGCTTCGAACTTTGTAATACCACAGGAGGGTTACATCAGAAGTATATGCAATTCCTACAGGGGGATCAAGGAGGATTAGGACGCTTTAAATTCCGATTCCTTGGAGACGATTTCAATATTGCTAACCATGATAATGGAGGATTTACTTACCTGTGGGATGGTACGAACAAGATAGCGTTCTGGGGAGTAAATACTGAGAATCCTACTCATACCTTTGAGGTAAATGGTGTTGATGATATTGGGTCAGAAGTTTTTGCCATAACAAATGATAGTGATGTATCAGTTTGGCAAACAGACACTTTAGGTCGCACTTTTACTGAACAAATAGTTCTTGGAGATAATGATACTAGAGGAACTAGAAATAGTCGAATAGTTGTAGAACGAGGATCTCCTGTAGATGGGAATTCTGGAGGAGAGAATGAGGGGTTAATGGTAGTTACTAGAGCCGATGATAATGCCAATCATCGTGGTATGTATATTACGGTAGAACAGAATAACTCAGCTCAATTTAATAGGGGGTGTCAAGGGTTTAACGCTTTTATAGGTTTATATGGTGCAGGGTCTACGCATAACAATATAAGATGCGGGGCCTATGAGGTTCGATACAGAGCTGGAGACTACACGATAGTTAAAGGTGTAGCTGCTGGTGGGTTACGAAGCATGCAAGACGTTCTCACAACTGGGGGACATGTTATAGATTCTGTTGGAATTGAACTAGCTGTTTTAAAGTTTGAGGCAAACGGTGGAGCCGGGCAAGTTGACCCTACGGTTGATAACGCTAGGGGTATATGGGTTAAAGGTGCAGATTTATCATCTTCAGCTGGTGGAACATTAGATAATTATTATGCCATCGACATAGATGCTCCAGTGGGATCTCCAACAGGAGATTTTTATGCAATTAGAACAGCCACAGGAGCAGGAATTGTAGAATTTGGAGAAGCCATTAGAATTAAAGGAGGAAGCCCAGCAGTAGGCAGGGTGTGGACTTGTACCGATGCTATAACTGGTGAGGGTGAATGGCAGGTTAATGCTCCTTTAGTTACAACACATAACTCTCTTACTGCTATACAAGGAGGAGCTGTTAATGAATATTATCACTTTGCTGAAAGAGAACACACTAGGTTACAGCAAATACAAGGAGGTGGTATAACTGCTGGAGGTACAGATACATATACTGCTACAGTTAATCCTGTTTTAACCGCTTATGCTACAGGAGATGTCTTTACTGTTCGCTTTACAAACGCTAATAGTGGAGCAGTTACTTTAAACTTAAACAGTCTTGGTGCTGTCTCAGTATTAAAGAACGGTACGTTTTCTTTAGTTAATGGAGACATTCTTGCAGGGCAGACATTTGATGTTATGTATGATGGTACTAACTTCCAGTTAATAGGAAGAGTATCAACAGGCCGTCCTATAGGTAATCTATATATATCATCATCAGCAAACTCTCCGATAGCAGCAGCAAACACCCCTGAGAAAGCAGCAGGAACAACTACCTTGATTCCGTCTACTTTCTTTGACATGCCGGCAGATAACAGGTTGAGATATACAGGAATAACGACTACAAAGTTTATAATGACTGCTTCGATCTCTGTATCTTGCGCGAATAACAACAAGTTTATCAATGCTTACTTCGCTAAGAACGGAGCTGTTTTACCAGAGACTAAGATACAAAGAAAAATAGCTAATGGTGCAGATGTAGGAGAGCTAGGTCTTACTGGAACAGTGGAACTTGCTACTAACGATTATATCGAAGTGTGGGTTGAAAATGAGACCGATGCTGGATGGGTACGATTAGACTTTATGAACTTAGTTATACAATAAACAAACTAACATGGCACTAGAAAAAGAACACACATTAACAACAGGCGTAGTAGGAAACTACTGGAGATTAGACACAATAACCTATAATGCTCGTACTAAGATAGTCAGAGCAGCCTTTGGTTTATATATAGACCAAGCTGCCTCTCTTAAATACGAACCTTTACAAGTAGAGAACAAGGTATTTAGAAATGTATCAAAGGAAGTAATGATAAGTAATGCTATGGAGGCATTATATACTCTTGCAAAGGTCTCTGTTCTCGATGAAGATGGGGAGGAAACTAATATATTTGTTAACGCTACAGATTTACTATAATGGCACTACAATTAAAAACAGATACAGGTATAGGCATCATGGCCAATTATTGGCGTATAGATAAGGTTGATTACGATGCGATAAGGAAGACGGCTACCGTAGTCTTTGGTCTTTACATAGATAAAGAGAAGGCAGACGCTGGTAAGCTTGCTCTTAAGTCTCATAATATGCTTTTCGAAGATATTAGTAAAGAGGATATGGATACTAATGCAATTGCTTCTCTTTATACTTTAGCAAAGCAATCCATAAAAAGAGAACATATGGACTTTGGAACAGGAGAGAAGACCGCAAAAGAACTTAATATATTTATAGACGCTATCGACGTTTAATCCCGTAATTATGTCTTCAAGTACAATAACAGAACTTTATCGAGCTATAAATTTAATAGCCTCTGCTCCTCCTTTACAAAGAAAGGCGCATAGTAGGGATAAAATTGAGAACAGTCTTACAAGGTTATTTACGGCTTTAATAGAAGAGGTAAGTCCTCCTGCTTCTGTGGAGGCTACTAATGGTCTTCAAATTCTTCCTTTAGGTATAGGCATAGGGGGGCCTTTAACTGAATCAGCAACTTCGGTGAATGGTGTAGCAGGTCAGTCATTAGAGTTTATTATTCAAAAAGCAGGAATACCCCCTGTGGCCTCAACAGCAGCTATTCAATTAACGGAGACTAATGTAGCCTTTTCTGCTTTAATTGATGCTAGTGGAAATGGAGGTTATTGTACAGTGACAGAAAGCGGCACATGGCTTGGACAAAGTAATAATAGTAATCTAACAAATATCAACATAGGCAATAGTGGAGGTATTTTATTTGACGATAGTGTTGCAAACTTCGGAGCTTATTATGGAGCAGATTACTCAACAGTAGGAGCACTAAATCCTAGATGGATCCCTGATAAAGCATGGGTTGAGAGCCAAATCCCAGGAGGAGCGAATGGCTTACAGGTTGTAGGAAGCAATTTAGAACTAGGCTCAGCAATAACAAAGAACACAACATTAAGTAGAACCTTTGTTGATTTCTTTGGGGGGGAAGATGTTGACCAAACCATACAATGGTCTAATGGTTTACTTCAAATATTTGTTACAAGCAATGTAACAAATAATAGATTTGGGTATGTAATGGCAGACCCAGAAGTTGGAGATTTGTACTTTGGATACATTGAAGGAGCCACAGGGGATAGACAAGGGTTTAACTTTGGTAAGTTTACTAAATTACAAGTTGTAGACCAAGTAGACAGTAAAGGCCCTGTAGGATTAGCTGACTATAGTACTAATGCTCTAGCTGATGATTTGGCTTATCCTCAAGTTGTAGCGGTTAAGGCCTTACTTAAAAGAACAGAAGTATTAACCTTTAGTTGGGACTCTATAGCTGAAGGAGCAAGCGTTGGGTTTCTAAATGTTATATCGGTAGATAGCTTTACAAGCGCAAGGGCAGCAGGAAAGGCAATACCAAGTACTGCAGTAATCAAGAACATAACTGTAAACCTTCAAGGTTCTAGTTCAGCTGCTGCTGCTGGGAATGTAACTATACAATTACAAAGAAGAGAACCAGGAAATGCAGCGGTCTACACAGCAGGATCGGGGACAAATGTTGCTTCTGCTGATTATACCATAGGAGGTGTACTAGCAGCATTACAAGATAGAGTAGAGAGAACTACAGGAATAGACACAGCAGTAGGAGGAACAACCCCAGTACTTCACGCATATGTATCTGCTATAGGGTTTGCTACACTATCAAGTCTAATTGTGGACGTTGAAATTGAATATTAATTATGGGAACATTTTATTATAGAACACCAGGAGAAGGGACTAGCCCCTTTCAAATGTCCTTGGACAATTGTACGATTGATTTGATTCCTATTTCATCCTTTGATGCTTATAATGAAAACACAAGTTATAGTGCTCAAGATATAGTAGTTTATCAAAGCAATACGTATACCTCATTAGTAGACGATAATGAAGGAATACTTCCAGACAGCGATGAAGAAAGTTGGAAGTTAGAGAATAACTATAAAGCCTGTGTTACTAATGCAGACCAAGCTGAATTAGATGCCTTCGAAGCTAAAGTACTATTAGCGTATGGGGTTATCTCGCTTTCAGAGGTTGAGTATAATGCACTTTCGTAAATATGATTACTGGGTCTGCTATAAATTTCGTATTATTACAGTACATTAAATTATATTAGAATGAAACAAGGGAAGATTATTGCTGGATACGATTGTATCCGAGAGATTAAAGAAGGTTCTACGCCATTAAGCTTGGTTTTAGCTAAGAATCTTAATGCCTTCACTAAGATTGTAGAGGCCTTTACAGCTAAGAAAGAAGCTATCTTTCAGAAGAAAGTAGTGATGAAAGATGGCCAGCCTAAGTTAAAGGAAGAAGTAGAGAAGGCGATAAAGGAAGGAAAGATCAATCCAAATAAAGGAGTTCCTCATGCTTTCTTTGAGTTCCCAAGCACACAAGATGAGACAGAATTCCAGAAGGAAATTGCAGCATTAGAGGCAGAAGAAATTCAAATTAATATGCATGTTGTCTCTATGGGTTCCACTATTTATAGTAATGATATGGGCAATGTCCCTTTAGGCTCATTCTTGAATAGTACAGCAAGTGCACTTTCTCCTACAACCCTATCTATACTAATAGATTTAGGGATACTTATTGATTAAGCTATGCAAAAGATACCAACCATAGAGGAAATTAAGAAGGTCATGTCCCGAAAGGGGCATGCTTTCTTTGAATCAGGAGAGTTCAATCTCAACCTAATAGGAATCAGAAGTGCTACTAGTATTTCGGATTACTTTGATGATCTATTTGTGGTTGTGTATAAGGCTCAAGGCCTCTGGAGAAGACAAGTATATGCTTGTACAACTGATCCAGGAGAACATTGGCTATTGAACCCCTTGAATAGGGATGGAACTATTATAATGGTACCCGGGCAATATCGAGGAGCTTTCAAGTTGGGATTACATGGTAGAACCAGTAAGCTTGGTCCTTATGATGCGCTAGAGCAAGTTAAGCCTATTGACTATGTTCGAGACAATAGTAGAGACAGCGTTCTCCACTTCGAATTGATGAAAGATCCAGCTAATATATTCTCAGCAATAGCTAAGACTAATATCCACAGGGCTTCCAAATGGAAACGTTTATTGAATATTGGAAAGTATTCTGCTGGCTGTCAAGTAATTCAGAAACCAAAGGATTTCGAAGCCCTCATAGGACTATGTAGGGCTCAAATAAACGAGAAGCATGGTAATGCTTTCACGTATACGTTACTTAAAGAGATTGATTTCTATGAAAAAGACTAGATTTAAATTAGCACTTGTTTCTTTTATCTGCTTGATGATAGTTATAGGAGTTGCTATGTTCAAAGATATGGAAAGTATTGCTAGTCAAGCTTTGGCTGGTGTCATGGTAATTGTCCCTGTCTTCATTGCTGGAGATAGTTATCGTAAATCAGATAAGGATGAACCAAAGAGTATTTAACGCCCTTGTTGCATTATGTACAGCAGTTATTGTTGTGCTATGCATGCGCTTCTTTTACACAAGCGCCCCTATAGAAGAAGAAATTAACGTTCATGTGATAAAGGCTGATTCCTTGGTTCACATAATTGATTCCTTGGGTCTCATAGTAGTACAAGATAGTTTGTTGCTTGACGCATATAAAACAAAGCATTATGAAAAGATTGATTCTATTAAGCATATGTCTACTTCTGACCTATACAGGATTTGGGCAAAGGGTCGACACCTTAGACTTGACTCCAGCGAAAGCGTACATAGAGCCCCTTAGTGGTGATACATGTTTCTGTTGGTGTGGAGATGCTCTTACTCGAATTACTGAGTATAAGATACAAGCAGAGGGTTGTGATTCCTTAGAGATACTATACGTAAGTTCTTTGGAAACTTGTAAGGAAGTGAATAAGCAGCGTGAGTATGAAGCCTTTGAGCTTCGACTAGCTAATAAGGATAAGGATACAGAGATCAAAGGATTGAAGCGAAAGGTCAAAAGGGGGAAGTTGATAAGTAGAGGTGGCCTTGGCCTTGTTGTCATAGTATTATTAATAGTTATTTAGTATGCAGCTAACAGTAAAAGTAATAGAGTGGAATGACGGTGGAGACCTTCCACAGGATCTTATAGTAGATTCTATCGATATAGGAGGAGTTGTGGCTAACACTGTAGCAACGGCAACTGAACTTGTTTCCGATGATACCAGTGTTGAAGTAGCTGTAACACATGCAGGCTACTATCCATATACTGTTACTATCGATAATGTATTCAAATCTGATCGAGAGATAGTCATTCTAATGGCTCCTATTGATACAAATCTAGGTAGTGCAACCTATCAGAAGCCTCACCCGAGGTTCTTTTACTTTGCAGACCCATGTTCTTTCAATGTAACTGTGTACTCAGCTTCTTCATTTACTGGAGAGACTACATGGTACTTAGGGAATGCCCTACAATCGGCTTTGGATAATGCAAGTAAATTTACGTACCAAGCCCCAGCCATCGGTGAATACCAAATAAAGATGGCCAGTAAGACATATCGAACTGATCCTACTACAAAGCTTACTACTGTAGCCTGGTTAAGGCAGTGGGCCAATTCAGAGGATGTTGCATATGTCTTCCCCGATCAAGCAATTGGAGAGGGAGAGACAGGTAATACTGTCATTAGTACTAATACAGATGCAAGTGATCTGGTTACGTACCTTGCTTCGGAAGAACTTACAAACATCACAGTTGTAGAATTTAGACCGACGATCGATCTAGTCTTCTCTACACCAACTGATGTACTTAATGATGTTAATTGCTATGCCTTGTATGAGGAAGCAACAGTAACACCAACTGTAGTATTAACTAGGCCTCTTTCAGATGAGGCCCTGCATACACTTACTTGGCAAGTAATTGATCCAAGAGGTATCGAGGTAGTTTTAACACAAAGCGTATTCTCTTTAGCTCTGCCAGCAGCATCGATGGCTATCACTTTCCCTTTAGCAGAATTGGGTACGTATACGATCACAGCAACGGTTGATGACATAGTATGTGGTACATCCTTTGTACAGACTGATACATTACAAACCTGTAACTTCGCTGTTGTGGAGACTACTGGTACATGTGGAGAGTTCACATTGTACAACCGAAGCCCATCATTCTCTATGGATTACGATGTAAGCCTAGTAGGTGGAACATTGCCTAGCGAGTACAATGGTACACTTCCTACAGGGGAGGCTTTAACTTTCACACTAGTTGATATCGGTATACACCTTATCGAACTTAATTGGATAGATGCTGATGAAGTTGAGCAAACAATGACCTTAGTGGTGAACAATTTCTGTGTATTATGGGATTGCCTCGCTGGGTACATAAATGAAACATTATGTAATCCTGAGAACCTTTGTGATCCATGTCCGGATTCATTAAGATTGAACCAAATGGTTCTGTTCAATATGACTTACTCAATGAAGTTACATAAGGAATATACCTTTAATAACTTCTATACCACCTTAGATGAATCTAAGTTGGCTGAATTCCAAACAATTAATGCTCTTGCAGATAAGATACGAATCTTCTGTGAGAAATTGAATTGTGCAGGCCTTTGTGCTACATTCACTCATGCAAGTAAACAATTTACTTTCGGAGTGGGATCACCTAGTGCCAAGACTTGTAGTACTTGCGGAAGTACCGCAGGCTGTGGATGTTCATCATCCACTTCACCTTGTACAACGTGTAGCTAATGGGCTTTGAAGTACCAAATCCGTTTAAAGTAAACCCATCCCTCGATGATGAGTTGTTTGCAGCAACTTGGGAAATTATCGAAGAAGAAGTGATGCGTCTACTTGAGATAGGCTGGGCAGCTTCCTTAAAAGGAGATGCTACCACAGCTGTCAAGAATTATCAAGCAGCTAACATATACTTCTACTTTCTCTATCTTGCCCAGGCAGCTAGAGCAAAGTTGCATATGATAGGCTATTTGAACGAAGGTTGTAATGCTGGTACAGTTGACTGTGCTTACGGCCTCACATGTATAGAAGATAACCTCCCTTGTTTATCTACTTTCTTCGACACCGATTATAAAGAGGCTTGGGATGCAATCCTGAACCTCTTTGGTGTCGATAGAGATACTGACAATTGTGATGATTGTTGTGTAGGAATAGGAGAGATGGTAATAGAGGATCCAAATGATTGCATTGCTTTCATTATTGGACCTTGTATAGAAGATGAAGTTGAGGTAACAGATCCTCCTACTCCGGTACCACCGACAGGAGAATTTGCCCCTTGCGAGTTCGTCAAGATTGAATTTACAGAACCAGCCGGAGACGGTGTTTATGATAGTTGTAGTTAATAGATAGATTATGTCCGGAGAACCAACCAAGTTTACAGAAAAGCAATCCTTACTAGATAAGATAATAGAAAGGGTGTTTACCAATACTAGCTTTGCTACTACAGCAGCAGCTATACAGGCGAATGCTTGTGATATTGTGGAGTCCTTATGGGATAAGGGCACCTTTGCAGCAAATATAACTGATGTTACATATGCTGAATTGGAAGCCTTGGTATTAGCAGAGACGGTAGTACCTCTTGCATATTACCGTATTACTGATTACCAAACGATCCATCTGATTTATGGAACAACGGCTGAGTATAACAATACCTCAGTTATCTTTGATATCGGAGATAATACAACTGCTGCTTTCACACCTGAGACAGAGCCTTTGATTATACAGGCTCGGAATACTACAACCTTCTTTCCTCAAGCAATTTCAGAGGCTTATCCAGAAGATAAACTTCTCTATGATTTCACGGCTAGTACTACAGAAGATGGCCTTATATCTCGCCCAGGGCTTATTACTTATCGAGAGAATATCACAGATAGTTTATCTGCGTACTTCGATTGGCGAAATACTTTGAATAGAAGGTATCTTTCGGACCAATCGATAGACTTCGCTGCTTGGGATACATATGCTGGTAACCTTTCAGATAGTATGGATTGGACACCTACTACTAATCATGCGCTTCCTAAGTGGGCAACGCAGATAGATGGCTCTGATCAATTCAATGCAGGAGGTTTTGTTACTATTGCCGATCAAGGAGGAAGAGATTTCTTAACCTTTGTAGGCTATGAAGAGGAAGTAATAGAGACACTTGCCTGGACTACTCCTTACTACAAGAACATTCATATTGCAGAGAATCACTCAGCAATTCCTTATACAGGATCAGGAAACCCATTACCAGTGCCTAACCCTACACAATTTGATAGGAATGCAAATGTGGTAATCTTTGCTCATTCTGCTTATGATATTAAGATAGGAAACAATTGTAATGGTATCACCATGACAGCTAGGGATTTCCGAAATATAGAGATAGGCTCTACTAATCAGAATATATACTTTGGAGGAGTAGAAGCTGGTCCTATTTACACAACATCACCAGACGAGGCAAACTTTAAATCGGAGTTTGAGAACATTAAGATTGGGAACAACAACCTTAATATCGCTATGGGAGATTATCAACGTTGGGTTACAATAGGAAGCTCTAATAACGGTGTTGCTATATCAAGACATAGCACTGCGATAGAAATTGGTGACGGTAACGCTAATGTCTTCATGGCTAATTGCCATAGGGTAACCATTAAGAACCATAATTCAGATGTTCTAATGAACCAACAAGGAGGCCTTCTTGTAGGATATGGAAATAGTAACCTAAGACTAAATGTATCATCTAACTTTGATGCTATTTATCTTGGTCATGCTATCCCACCATTCTCTTTAACTGGTAGTTCCTACACAACTCTTCTATCGCCTACGTGTAGAATACATAATGGTTGTTCTAACCTCGTTATACATGTTAGTGATAACTTTGATATTAGATCAAAGACTACAGATGTCCTCTTGGATCAATGTAATAATATAGAAATTGGTGTCGACTGTCAGAATATAAGTATGACAAACGTCTTCAATGGGTTTGTTGGAAGGTATTGTATTGATATTAATATTAAAGCCCTTACAGTAAGTGGATCTGGTGAGATTCTTATTGGTCAAGGGTGTACAAATATTGCTGTAGCAGGGTCTACTATTGACATAGGCGCTTCTTGCTCTAATATAGTACTGATTTCAAACTGTATTGATGTTACAATTGGTAATACTTCTAGTGAAATTTATGCAACTTCTGCGGAAGGTTTGTCTATAGGAACTGGATGTTCTGATATCCACCTTAGGGCCTCTAATAGAAATACAATTGGAAATGACTGCTCTAATATATTCTATGAAGATTCAGATGATAACATCGTAGGGCAAGGCTGTACGAAGATCTCCTTTAATAATATAGGACTTAATTACAAGTTCAGTCTTTCTAACTTGTTTACTAATTTCTTAATGGCTTTTAGTACACAAGGATACTCGGATGGTAGATACCCTTCTGGTAAGTTACCTTGGTTAGCTGCAAACTATGGCCTTCTTGCGCCTTCGCTTATGGCTAGGGAGAACTTTCCAGACGCATCCTTTGATGGAAGCCATAATAATACTATAGGGCATAATTGCCAAGAGATATACTTTGTAACTAGTAATGGGAACAACATTGGAAATGGAGTAGAATTCTGTTCTTTTGGTACTAATGGGTACTTAGGAACCGATAATTATTCTATAACCTTTGATACTACTACAGGTGTAGATAATGGTTATGTGCAAGCAACTGTTCTTGCTGATTATGTTTTCACTGGAAGAAACTGCGATGATAATAGTCTTGGCACTAAAGCAAATAATATATACTTCGATGCAGGCTTTGCCAACCCAAGTACATTAAATACCATTGGTGTTGGGGTAGGAAATCTTACAATTCAAGCAACTGGACAGCTTACACAATGTTCGATACTTGTACCAGGAGATCCATTAACTATAAATAGTATAGCGTATACTGATATTCTGTGTAATTCAAGAGATGGCTCTGGGGAACGTTGGTATAGTGAAGTGAATACATTAGACTCTACGGATGCAGGGTATGGTAGATTTGAACAACCATAATATATGTTACATAAACTTGTCGATAAGGTATTTGTTATCAATCTTCCTGCTTCGAAAGAACGGGAAATCGAGATAGCAGAGCAATGTTTTAAGCATGGAGTCCATTATGAACGCTGGGAAGCGATAGATGGAAGAGAGAAGAAGGTAGAATGGCATGAAACTAGGTACGCAAAGAACCTCCATGGTTGGACCCAAGGAGCAGCAGGCTTAGTTCATACTACAATAGCTTTGATCAAGCATGCAAAAGAAAAGGGATACAAGAGTATACTAATTCTGGAAGATGATATTATCTTTAAGCCTAAGATCTTCGAAGAGACAGAGAAAGGTTTCAAAGGGCTTCCAGAGGATTGGGAACTCTTTCACCTATGCTCACAGAACTTTAGGGTTCCAAGGAGATTAGGTAAACGGCTAGTTCGCTTAACTGGTGCTTGGTCTTGCCAAGCGTATATGGTTAGTGAGCGTGCTTATGATGAGTACTTAAGTTGGTTAGAATTGTTAGATAGACCAATAGATGCAGTAACTAGTGGAGTCTTCCACCCGAAAGGTAATAGCTACTCTCTGTTTATCCCACAGATCATAACCAGACCTAATGACTCCACCATACGAGGACAATTTATGAATTATAAAGTAGAATAACATGGCAAGCTTTAGAACAATAGAATGGTTCTTTATCATTACTAAAACCGCAGCAAATAAGGGATTACGTTTACGTACAGGCGATAGACCTGAGACGACAACCTTTGCAGATTTGTTGCACTCTAGTACCATGAGAACAGAGTCGAAACATAGGGCCAAGGACGACACAGGAGCGTTTAGCCCAGATAACAATGGGCATGTAGTACTCGCTACAGGGGCTCAGGTTAAAGACTATGAAGCTCAATCCGTTGATAGAAGTAAAGTAGTTGCTCCTGATCAAGTTACAGAGGTTTCTGGTAGTGCTCAAACAGTAGGAGGAACTGAGATGGCTCCAATTTCTGTTGTTAAGGACAGTGGACAGACCCGTAGGAATAGCTTTATACTTGGGTTTGGTTCAGAGTTCTTAACCTTAATTGATACTATTATCTCAAAATTACTTCCTCCAGGAGGCACAACAGGCCAAATGCTTGTTAAATCTACAGATAACGACTATGAAACTGAATGGACAGACCAATGCTGTAACAACGTAGTAAGTAATGTTCTTTCCATCGCAGAAGATATTCCAGACGATGCAGATATTGTATGTATGTATGATACAACGTCTTTTATTGGGCAAGCGAGATCGGATGCTCAGAATTTAATGGAGACTTGGTTTACAAATTATATCTCTTCCAAGCTTTCCTTTCAAGGGAGCTTAATTCAACTTGAAGGTAACCAAACTCAAGCAGAAGAAGCTTGGTTATTGTTGGTAAATAAATATATCGATGAGACACAAACCTGGGAAGCTACAAGAGTACATAAAATTTGGAAGCCAGACGGCCTTGGTAGTTATACTAATGAGCCTATTGCTGCTATTACAGATCCTGTAAATAAGAAAGCAGTAATAATTATCTTTATTGATGAAGCTAATAGTGTATACCACAGTGATACTGCTGGTTCTATGCAAGATCCACCAACACAAGCCTTTAAGGATGATTATGTTGATTTTGTCAATAACCAACATGCAAAGTTTGACTTCTTTAGAGCTATTCTTTATGGGGTGCAATCTGGAGGAGCTGCTGGAAGTACCGCTAACTTACACTCCAATGTAGTCCAATCGATCGAACTAAGTACACTGGTTGCTGCTCCATTCTCATACTCAGTAGCTAATGCTGCTGGCTTTGTTGGTACTGAACTTGATTTCATTACCGCTGATAACTTCTATGAACAAGCAGTAGATGGTGCAAGTCCTACAGGGTACGCCGGTTTACGGGATCTTGGTTGGACATATGTAGTAGATATGCCAAACGGCAGTGTAGATTCTGTAACTAATAGTCAATTTGCAGCGGATATCGAGAATGCGCTATCCGGTGGTGATGGTACGAAGACGATTACTATCACTAGTACGATAACCTTAGAAGACGGAACAATAAAAGCAAGTACAATTAGTTTTGATGTTCCAATTTAAAGTCTTAGCTTTATGAAATATTGCGGGGTAGAGAAGCGGCATCTCGCCAGGCTCATAACCTGGAGATCATTGGTTCGAGTCCAATCCATCGCAACTATACTTGAATTGTGAGAGATTTTCAGGTAATCATAGATTAATTGTCGGTAATTAATTTAGTTAAACAGAAGCCATATGAGGTCCCTATCATATGGCTTTCTTTGTTTGAAAGGTCAAATTTTAAGGGTAACGCCATTACTGACGCTACCCTTAATAATTACCCGTTCTTTACCTCAGAGACATTCACTCGAATCTCTTGAGCTTTGTTCTTAATTTCCATCATAGCTTTACGAACTCTCGTTCCTGCTGCTGCGTTTCCTTTGTCGTAGAACTTCTTGAAGTCTGCTTCCGACTCCACTACTAGGGCTAATAATTTGTTGTACTCTTCCATTATATTATTTAATTTAAATTGATTACGTAATTTGTTTCCATACTCTATCATTCCTTTATCTATTTCTCTACAAGATAGACAAGTAGGAAGAAGGCATTGTTGAGCAGGGTTGTTAGAGCTATGCCTTACCCATTTCCTTACTCCTTCACAATAACGAAAGAGTATGAAGTCCTTTCTTTTGGGCCTTGGTGTGTCCTCTATTTCTTTAAGTAATTTATCTAGCTCTTCCCAAGTTATAGGTCTCCACGTTTTAGCCATTACCAGGTAATTTCTCTTTGTCCTGTTTCCTTCAAGAACTTATTAGCTGTTGCGAAATGATCACAACCAAAGAACCCGGCCTCCTCATGCAGAGATACAGACTCCGCTTCTGGGTGTGCTGCTTCTAATACCAAATGAGGAGTAGGAGCATCTAAACCGTGTGTAGCTTGTAGATATGCAGACTTCGCAGCCATTCCCCAAAGTAAGAATACCTTGGGCTCTTCATCAAGAACAAGCTTACGGATAACCCTAAGTGTAAACCATTGCCATCCTATCTTCTCATGAGACAAAGGCTTTCCTTTCTCTACAGTCAATACTGTATTCAACAATAATACACCTTGTAAGGCCCATCGTGTTAAATCTCGTTCTCGAATCAACTCTAGTCCATCGTGTACACTTGTTTCTACTTCCTTTAATATTCCCTCCAAAGAAGGCGATACATAGTAAGGATCATGAGTAGAGAAGGCTAAGCCATCTGCGACATCTGGAGTACAATCTGGATCAAGACCAATGATTACTACCTTTGTATCTTGGAATGAAGTAAGTCTAAAGGCTCTAAAGGTGTCTTCCTTTGATGGATATACCTTGACCCCGAATGCTTTCCTTCTCTTCGTTACAAATTTAGCAACCTTCTTCATTTCAGGCTGTATAAATAACTTGCCTATCTTCCTGAACCAAGAGTACCCAAGGGTGTCTCTAAGTTTCTTCTCTGCGTTTGTGAGCATCTATTATTGCTTTAAGGTTAGGTTTACTGTAGTCTGGCCCTTTCATGACCTTACCGTCTCCCCTGTAGAGGATAAACTGATCAGGTGACTTCTCTTCATAGAAGCAATCTGGTCCATCTTGTCCGGTTCTCTCGTCGATTATGTCCTCAGCTTGTCTTCTGGTTTTACAGAGCTTACTCATATTCGAACGGTGTACTTCACAGTTCAAGTTATGCTTTAAGTCTTGTAGGCCATGTATCAGAAAACCACCGTTTAATATGTATTGAATATCCGTCAAAGCATCGGCAATCTCTACTAGATCACCATTCAATACAGCATCAGCATATTCATCTACCTCTTCTCTTAGTAACTTGATCCTGAGAGCCATAACCTCTGCTGAGGCTAATCCAGGTGTTTCTGCTATAGGGTGACCGAAGACCCTGTGAAACTCTTCTACTTGTTTAATACTACTCATATATTTAGTTATTATGTGCAATTAAATGAAGTACCCATATAACAGCTGCAACAGGATACCATTGCCAAGGCATATCAAAGCCATGTATAAGGAGGCAAGCGATAAACAATGTCATACTGTTACGTTTTCGTTAGCCATTGTCTTTCTATACTGGAGGAACCCTCTGAAGTTTCCACACCAGCCTTCTTCTTCTTCCCACATACCTCCTGTTTCATCAGAAGAGGGATAAGTTTGTGTATACCTGCTATACTCCCAATCGCTCATACATTGAGCAACGTGTTCGAATGGACTAGCATGCAATGGAGGCCCTTGGAGACGTTCAAACAACTTGATATCAGCCTCATAGTCATCTTTACCCTCAAAGTTTCCATAAGATACCCTGGCACATCTGGCTATAGCTATCTTGATCTTATATTCTTGAAGCATGCTATTATACATATTCGTCATCTCACTAGGAGCAGTGGAGAACTCAGGTACAGGCACTCTATGATCTTCTATCCTATCCCCAAATGGAATATGCCACTTACCAGCTTTCAACGTTGTAGGAGCACTCTCATTACGAGCATCCCACATAGATTCAGCTAAGGCTTGGATATGGATTTCAGCTGGAGAAGTATTGTTCTTAAGCCAATCTAAGTCTGTCCAGTTGCGAATTTCAGAGACATCGGAACCTAGAAGAGAATGTTTAAATTTCTCCATATGTGCAAGGGCATCCTTCTTGCTTCTATATTCTTGTCCAAATAGCTTATATTTAGGACACCTAAGGTGAAAGAAGTTCTCATATTCTGTAGCTGTCACCAAGCAAGTATACCACTGGAAAGGCTCTAAGAGTCTATTAGTGAGTTGTTTGGTTGCGCCTTGTTTCATCATAGATTCAGCAGTAAGGCAACTATTATTTCTAGTCGCTAGCCATAGTCTACGAGATTCCTCAAGCTCTGCTCCTTCTAAATAGTACTTACCTTGCATTCCTTTATGTACTTTCTGGAAAGCGATGGGAATGAAGGGATCTTCCTTCACTGCTGCTATCATCTTCTCTGCTGGAATAGCTCTACTAGATGCAGCGTTTCTACTGAACATCCTATGTGTCATTACCTCAGCATGGATCATCCTCGGATAAGTGAGAACATACGTTGTTATCCTTTGGCCAAATTCATTCTTGCTATCAGCCACAATGGTAGCCTCTATTCTTTTCTTCTTCTCTTCCATATAAAATTATTACAGTGTTTATATTTCCCGTTTATGGTGTGGACCATTAATCTTCTTCATATAATATCTTTTTCTCTTAATCGTTCTAAGACATCTTCTTCTAAGTTATCATAGAACCAATCTATGTTTTTAATACACCACTCGACATAATCAGGATCTTCCTCTATAACATCCTCTAACATCACTCCTTGGTGTTTACCAAAAGCCATTTCTTCTCTAAGTGTCATAATATCTTCTTTACTTTCTCAACTAATTCTTCGATGGTACCTGAGTTCTCGATTACATGATCAAACCCCTCATAGCTATCTAAGGCGGTTTCTGATTCGTGTTCATCCTTTCTTACTATAACATAGTCTCCATCTCGATAAATAAGATTATCGGGACCAAGATACGTAAATGCATCATACCCTCTGGCATCGTGTTCTGCAACACAATCTTTGATGATTTCGTCCCCAAATCTATCTTTAAGCGTGTAGGTCTCTCCGATAACAGGGACAACATCTCGATTCACTCTAATCAACAAACCCCCTCTAGCCTTGATAGCCTGGGCTTCATTTGGAAACCTGACATCTGTGATGATCCATCTAGAGGCTTCTTGTCTATACTGAAAGTCAGCTCTTTTTCCATTACTTAAAATCTTACCAGGAACAAACTCTTGATAATCAGCAAACAAAGCATTTACCCAGATATTAGGATGTATGATCCGTCTACCACATTCAGTACCTAGGAGTTGAAGGAGTTTTCGAGGGGTTAACTTAATAAGATTGAGGCCCTTCTTCTCTTTAATAGTGTTATAAGGCTCAAGTCTATATTGATAACTGTCACCAATTACTATACACACTTTCCAGTACCACCACTCCTCACCAAGTTCCTTCTCTTTAAATTCTCGATCTTCTAAGTCAGCTCTAGTACATCCTATAAGTAGACAGACTATATCCTTGAGCTTATCAGCATACTTCTTGATTTGGTATTCGAAGACATCCAATTCATTAGTATACCTAATATTTGCATCATAAGTATCTAACATATGTTGCATTAATAACTCCGTAACAGGTGTAGCTGTAGATGTTAATATCTGAATAAGTCTACCTACGGTGTCTTTCCCTGAGTTTATTTTACCTGAGATACCAATTAAATTATTACCATTCTTCATCATCTTCTTCTTCAATTTGTTTAGTGATCCATGGAATAGGCTTAGTACCCATCAAAGGTTCCTCCTTAGGCCAACTCCTCAATAAGAAGATTAGGCGAAAGGCTTCGTGGTATTTAATTATCCCTTTATTTAAGCCATATGCGTTGACAAATTGAGTCAATACTACGCTAGGTAGTGTATTTAAATTGGCTTCGTCTACGAGCTTCTTTGCTGCCTTAGGGCCTATGCCTTTCCTGGCGATATAAGTTCCCCCTTTCTTAGGCCCTGTTTTGTACGTCTTCGTTACCCGTTCACCGCATCCCATAATATTATCGGTAGAATCCCCAGATAGTACTTGAGCCCAAAGAAGTCGATACCCTTCATCATTACTTACATCCCGCATTTCCTTGGTTTCCCAATTCCAATGGCGTCCAGCTTTCTGCTTGATATCCTTATCCTTAGAACACATGATGAAGTCTCTACTTCCAAATATAGTAAGCGCGTCATCTGCTTCCATGTGTTCTAATTGATAGAATCCATATTCCTCTATAAAGTACTCTCGAATTTGGTGGAAGAACCTAGGCAATACAGTCTTAGGTCTATTTCCTTTATACTCTATAGAAGATAAAGCGGTTCTGAATACCTTGGCCCTCGGAGGAGAGAAGAATCCCATGTATTCACTTGTAAGGGTTTCCCTTCGAAGTGTCTGCATGAAATCATCTATCTTTGCTTTAGTCTCATCCCAGGTTAATTCTTCAAAACTTTCGGCAGAGGAAGAAACACCAGAAGAGAACCCCTTTGAGAGGTCTCTTACTTTCTTCTTGGAATAGGCTATTTGATACTGAATGATATCTGCATCAATTACAGCTACCTTTCCATTGCTAGAAGTTGTCATTTGGTAGTTTCTTAACGGTGAAGTTTCTATCTTTACTAGGCGCGAGAGCAGGAATTGCTAAATGTAAACCTTGTTTTACTAATTGATTATTAGTAATATCCACATTGTTCTTAATCAATTCATACGAAAAGACTGCTTGAAAGTCTTGTAGCTTTTGATATTGGTAATAATGTTGCCCCATAGTTGCTTTATAGTTCTCTAATCCTGAAGAGGCTCTACTTACTGTAATAGTAAGAGGCGTCTCTAGTTTTCCAGCTTCACTAGTTATTCTTACAAGGGTATCAGCTAAAGCACTTCCATGAAATTTATCTAGTCTCATTTGAAGGATAGCATATGTTTTAGGATTAGTGGTAGATCTTAGAATCGCCCTTACTTTCGGAAAGATAGCGCCATAAGACTCTGCATGGTAGTATTGAAGATCTACAAGATAACCAGTAAGTTCTTGTTTACATTCATACTGCTTCTGTCCCTTATTAAACCTAAGTGTAGGTAAGGGTTGATCTGGTGGAATAGAGTTAGACTCAGCGGTAAACAAATCTATGTAGACAAATGTCAATCCTTTGAGGTCTACAGGCTTTGCTGGTTCAACCTTCTCCACAGGGGCTTCAACGGCTAACTGTTCATGTGGTGGCTCTATCAGTGGAACCTCACCATTTACTATTAGCTCAGTAAGACCAACCAGTTTAAGGAGATCAAGTAAGAAGTAAGTAAGCTTACCATCAATTGTTTTAAACCGTACTTCTCGATTCCCTCTTAGTTCCTTCAATATACGAGAAGGAACTAAGAGTTTAGCTTGTTCTTGGGCTACCCATAGAGGCAGTTCCTCGAACGTTAAATTCAGTGTACTCATTAGGTATTAATTATTTATTGGCAATATTCCTTGAATAACCTTTGTCTAGTTGGGTTATTCAAGATTCGAGGATCATCCTCTTTAAGTAGTATGAATACTAGCTTTCTTTCTTCGGTAGTATCAACAGGAATAAACAAAGGTGCCGGGGGTTTACTGATGAATAGATTATGATCATCTGGGATGACCACAGTTCCTCTAGCAAAGCCTCTTACCTTATTTCCTGTTAATACATCTTGGAAAGCTTTCCCATACATATAAAAACGATTATCGATATCCCATAAACTCTTTCCTTCACTAAGGATGGTATCGTGTATCTCTGCTTCTAGTCGTATGGGAAAGTCACTAATATCAATAGGCTTCATTGATTCTACAAAGGGCATAAGAAAGGCCTTTATAGCTTGTAACATTACATTACGTTGTTCTTGAATAATCGTCTGGTTATAGATATCCTGACCATTGATAAGTTTGTCCCGAGGCGTACCAGCGGATTTAGGGTTTCGAAGGACTCTTAAGCCTGTCTTCATATCCGTCAAGAAGTATCGTTGCTTTCCTTCAATATTATGAGGCTTAAATTGATACTTCTCTTGGTTATGATACTTCTTTGCTTTGATCTTCTTCTTCCCAAATTCATAGTATTCGGGTCTCCTTGCGTTTTCTAAGCGTATTCTTCTAATATAAAGAGGAATTTCTACCCTTCTAAGTTCTTCCAATTGATACATTTCTATTGTGTTTGATATACCTTTTCAGTTATGTGCTTTGAAACAGCAGCTAGTGTCATTTCTTTAGCTATTGTACTAGTAAATGTAGGCATCCTTGCTTTACCAAACAACACATCCAAATAAGCTGCGTCCTCTATAACTGGTATATCCTTCAAAGAAGGATCAGAAATTAGGAACTCTTTATACAGCCTTGCTCCCCCTTTCCAAGGTGTTTTATTCCTAGGAAGAAGGATATCAGGGTTTATAACTAATCGAAAGGCGTCAGGCTCTACTTTTCTACCAATCCTGGAGCAAGCTAAAACATATTCTATTTGCCCCGGAGATACACATAGACAAACTAAAGGCCTAATAACACTGTCTACTCTTAACCAATATCCATTACTCATTACTTCATTTGTTCCTACTTGTACACATTGTCCAAGAAAACCAAAGGCACTTATATATGTTATATCGCAGAAAGTAGCAGCAACACCATCAGTCCTATGAGAATACAGAAAGTACTCTGCTGCTTCTTGGTATGTAGTACGCCCATATACATTATCTATAGAAGGAAAGACAAAAGGAACATAAGGTCTATGCCCCTCTATATTTAAATTTAAAGCTTGTACTGGTATAAGAGATTTACGTTTACACAAAGTTTTAGGTACAAGAAGCTTCTTAGTTAGTGGCCCTCTGTGTCGTCCTGAAAGTGTCATATTTCTATCTCAGTAAAGATTAAACATGATTCATATCGAAGCTTAAAGGGTACATCTCTTAAATCCATAGCTACTTTATAGTTAGTCATATAATTATTAAAGATTTGTACCATCTTCGAACCTATTTCAGCTCCAATATGAGAAGTTGCCTTCATTGAACAAGCAAGATCCCCTACCTCGTTATCATGAAATAGAGTCTCTTTGTACCTCTCTGCTCGATCAGGAGTAACTGCATAGATTTGATAACTCTCTACAGTCATTCTACCATCGATAAAGATTGCCGGTTTTGTAGCTCTTTGGAATTGGTTCTTTTCATACCAACTAGCAAACATATCTGCTCTTGCTTCCATATTGTCGAAACCGGAAAACACAATATTTGTAAGAGGATCACCATATTTATATCTTCCCATTAGCTCAACCTCTTCTCCTCCAGAGAAGTCCTTTACCAACTCTTGGACAACCTGTGCTTTGCTTTTCCCTATAGAAGATGTAGGATAGCATTGGCCTCCCATGTTTGTATACTCTATGAAATCGTCATCGTACACCTTCATAGGAATACCTTGACGCCCTAGAAACATGGCTAGCCAGGAACCTATTCCTCCTACGCCTCCTACCGTTACAGCAGGGAAGTTATTTGAGAACCAGATACAATCCTTGAATCTGGCTCTATAGTTATCATCAGTCATAAGGTAATTCGGGATTTATACTTTGCATTTCTAATACATCTAAAGCGTCTTCAATTGCTTCCCATATAGTAAAGTCAGGGCCGTTTCTGTTTACTAAGGCACCACGAAAACCATCAAGAAGTCCATCTATAGTTTCTCGTTGCTCTGCTTCTGCAAATACCTTTGGAAAGAAGGCGATTAAAGAACGCCTATAATTACTTATATCCTGCTCTCTTTCAACTCTGTGTAGTACCTCTGTAAGAAGGTCTTCTGATAGCATATCCAAAGCAAGCCACTTTGCACATAATTGAGAGATTTCAAGGTTAGTCATAGCTACATCCATAAGACTATCTTCATACTTCTTCTTTTCGATGTCTTGTTTAGTGTTATACCATCCAAATTCTTGTTTAGGCGCTTCATCAATCTTAGTAAACTGCTTCTGGAACCAATCCTCTACAGGGGCTGTCTCAATCTTCACATCACATGAAATAAGAATAAGCTTCTCTTTTCCTTTGATAATAGAAGAGATTTCTGCCCCTGTTTCATCCTTATGCGTCAGTCTTCTATCTTCCTCCTTTGCATGGATAGCAATCTTAGCCGAATACTTCTTTCTAAAGTTCACGATCAGAGACAAATAGTAAAGGAATTGCGAAGCATTGCTATGTAATTCATTCATATCTGTCATGGAGAACGCGGTATCCATAACATGATGAGAATGCACATGGCCCATCATCCAAGCAGGAGACTCCATTATTTGTGGGTAAATCTCCATAATATCTATGATACTAGTCCCAATACTATACTCGGTAGCACTGTGGCTACCTATATGTAAAGGAAAGACAGCATGCACATTTATTACAAGTGTCTCTGGATCAGCAATTGAGCCCTCTTTTATTTCGTAGATTAGAACGCCACTCCATTCATTATTTCCTACTTGTTTATGTAGGAAATCTACTTGCTTCTCAAAGGAAGAAAGAGAGAGGATCGTCGGGCAGGCTTTGTGCGTTATCGTTGACAGTTGCTTCGTTGGTTTCGTTGTTGCATAGCCAGCGAAGTCTAGCTCTTTGGTCTCTCCTATCTGGGATTTCCCCTGCCCTTTCTTTCTCGGATACTTCCCTTTCAACTCCGAAGGCCTTACTATCTTCGGCACTTTTAATTTCGAGGCCCGATGGGATGTTTGAGATCGCTGCTCCTTTGTATTGTATTTCTTCTTGGTTTTCATAAGAATATGTTAGTAAATATTTGTTAAATGTGGTTATAATGTACTTAGCAATAGTTGGCTCAGCGTGTGTATATTCTTGCTCCTTTGCTACCTCTTCTTGTTTTGGCTTTAGTATGGTACGAACAACAGCTTTTCCTTTGAATATAAGAGCTGTAGGCCCTTTATGCCTCTTCTTTGCTCTCAACCATAGCTTTAACTTATGGTATTGTGAAGCAGCTGTAACAAATAAATTATTTACCATAACACCTTTAATTATACTTGCAGCAAGTAATTGTTTACGTAACTCCTCTCCTTCGGCCAATACTATCTTAATGCTTGTATTGCCTGAGTATTTGTATGTAAGAAGAGGAGGTTGAATACGTGCTTGCTTTAGAAACGCCTTGATACTTAATCCCTTAGCATCACTTGTATCAACTGCTGCTGGTAGTCCGATCGTACTAAGTAGTATATGAGGTGTGCCTGCTATTGACTCCCATTCAAGATATGGTTTAAGGTGGTATAGAAAGGTTTCAAACGTGTCCCAAGTGAAATCACTACGCAACATTGTCATTAACATGTGAATAGGTGTATTGATACCACCAAGGCAAAAGGTATTAAGAAAGTTATAATGCTTAGGAGAAAGATGAGAGTGGCCATAACCAACTAGCTCTTCTTCTAATGTAAGGGTTCCTCGCATACCTTGTAACTCTGCCATCATATGTATATGTTGATTGCCATTAAGTGCTATATAAAACCTAACATAGAGATCTCGAATTAAGTGAGATTCCTTTTCGTTCTTTATTGTTATTTCTCTAAAGCGAATAGTAACATATACTCCTGTTATTTCCTGTATAATATCTACATTCCTTTCTCCAAATAATGGGTTACACAGATCTTTTACTTTCTTGGTAACTAAAGCTTTTCTACTTCGTATGTAGTTCATAATAGTCAAATAAAAAGGGGTTCCTACATTGCTGCAAGAACCCCTTTGGTTTATGGTAGAAAGTAATAAACTACCTTCTATTTACTTCGTCTTGAATGTCCTGCCATTCCTTATCTAAGCCTTCGAATATATCGATACGCTTCTCTACGGTAATGGTAGTCTTGATTCTGTCTACAACAGACAGTACACCTTCTCTCATTTCTTCCATGAGAACAGAAATTTCTTCCTTAGCTGCTGCTATCTCTGCTTCAACTTCAACAGGTGCTTCTGTATTAACAGGGTCAGCTGCAACTACTTCTTCTACCTTTTCTACTTCTTTATTTGGTGTTGCTTTCTTCTTTGGCGCTAGGATATCTGCCACTTCTGCAGGAGTGTACTCAGCTTTTATACGTCTTTGTTTATCTCGTAGACGTCTAAGTAAAGCCTTCTCATCTCCAGTAGTACCTAGGTTTAAGTGCTTACAAACCTTCTTCAATTCTTTCTTCTTAAGGTTTGTGAAGGCGTCTTCCTTCTTAAGCCTTATACCAGATTTCATCTTAGTAGCAACAATGAAGAGAGTAAATTCTGTTGCTGGTAGAATCGCTTTGTCCATATTAAGCGTGTTATTTGTTCCTTTGATAACCGCTTCAATATTTCCTTGGGCAAGCTCTCCCAATTCTGCTTTTAGTTCTCCCCAATGGGTAGCTTCTGTTTCATGTTGTTTCTTTACCCCAGTAAGGCCAGAAAACACGATAATCTTACGTTTAACCATTTAACTTATATTTAATAATTGTACAATTAATTGCTTTGTTTTGCTCAGGCCATGAGCTTTGAGATAATCACTGATATCCTTTTCCTTTCCAGGAAGGACAAAGAAAGGAATCTTATAGTGCTCACTGTTCCTCTTGGCCCACTTTATACCCGTTTCATCATTGTCGAAGAGAATGTAAAGTTCGTAATTGCTTAGGATCTTTATAGTTTCTGAGTCTAGCAAGGCTCCCTCACTAGGAGGAGCAAAAGCTGAGAACCCCAATTTGTCTAAGACTATTACGTCCTTTAGGCTCTTGGTAATGATGATTTCATTGTTTATACCTAGTTCTAACTCGTTCCAACCCTGCATATGAGGGCCATTTGATAAGAAACGAGGGGCATTATCACCATTACGATAAGGGAAGTATATTTTATAATTTCCATTCCCGAAATAGTAGGCATAAGCTGGATCACTAGGTCTGTATTCATATTGGATAACCTCATTAATCCACAGTACTTTAATAGGCACTACATTAAACTTATTCAGATCCTTACGTGTCAAGTAGAATTGGGTCCAGAAATCCTTATCTCCAAGGGTCCAATCTCGCTTCTTGATACTAAAGACCTTCTTTCTAGTTGTGAGGTCGGTAATGAACTTCTTATGAATATCGTATGTAATGGGGGTGTCTTGTGTTAAGGCGAAGTCTTGAGCAATAAGATGAAGAGCTTTATTGTAGTTAAGGTTAAACTTGTACTTAACTATATCAAAGCAATCACCGTAGAATTCGCCATTGAAGTCTTTGAGGTAGATGCCAGCATTTGTTTGCCGGAACGAACAAGACGGACGTTTGTCATTCTCTCTCAAAGGCGATTTAAAGGCTTTACTATATTGAACGGTAATACCAAGGTATCTCTGAAGAATTGCTTCCTCAGAGATCCTTGATAATATAAAATCTCGATCAACTTTAGTACGAGCCTTTGAAGGTATGTTCTTACTAGTAAACACTAGAAGCCATCTCCATCATCGTCTCCATCCTCTCCTTCTTCGAAATCGTCGTCATCATCATCCGATATAGGAGTACTACGAGCATCTGAATCGATATCAGGTGTATCCGTAGTGTACTCAAACGAATCATAACGAGGGTCAATGCCCCAATCCAAGGGTCTAATCTCAGAAGAGATAAAGTTTGGAAAGAGAGGCAAGGCTGCAAACTGCTTCCCGTTCTTCTTGCTTGTCTTCACGACAATCTTAACGGTTAAACCCGTCTTCTTATTCGGTGAAGCTTTAACCATCTCTATAATCTGAGCAGCCCACGCTTCGAAAGTATCAGATTCAATAGCATCGATCTGAGCCTCTGCTTCTGCTCCTAGTATCGCACAAGCAATATGCTTAATACGAGCTATAGCGTTGTCTGCATACTTCTCTTCGTACTTTGGGTGGTTTTCATCTATCTTGAACTCAAGATGCTCCAGCGTACCAAGGTCTCCTTTGAAGCTAAAGACCATGTTTCCGTCGTTGTTCACGATGATCTTACTAAGAGTAACCGCTACCTTATTCCCAGGCTTCAATACAGCCTTATCATTCTTGGAGCTTACTCCTTTACTACCTTTAAATCCCATTTGTTATTAGTTATTGGTTTACAATTATTTATTAGAAATTCTCTGTGTCGTCAACAGCTTGAGGCTCCTCAGCAGGCTCTTCCTGTGGTTCTTCACCTTGAGGCTCATCTACATGCGATGCCCTTGGATCCTCAGGTACTACCTCTTCCTCTGGAGAAGAATCATCTATAGTCTCCGCTTGTGGTGTTTCCTCTTTATCTATTGGATCCAATGGATCAGGAATACCAGGAGCATCGTGCTCCATAGCTGCTTGCTCAGGAGAAACAGTTACTTCTTCTACAGGGGTAGGGGTATCAAATATAACAATTTTATACCATGTTGCACCAGCAAAGTCAACTGTTTCATCAGTAATCTTCCAACGTACCTTGATATCATTACCATCAATCAACCAAGAATACATCATTTCATCTTGAAGCTTTCCTGTCTTTGAGATAGACTTCCCTTCACTCCTCTCTGTAACAGAGGCGACATATACAATGTTTGTTCCATCCTCTTGTGGATCAACGCACATATCTACTCTCGAACCATCTGCTACATTAAGCTTGGACATAGCTGCTGGGCCTAATACTAGTCTATTGTTATCCAACAAACTAATGATGGGAACTAACAACATTTCTTTGTTTCCACTTGTACTTCCTAATCTTATCATAATAAATTAATTTATTAACCCTCTTGTGAGAGTTCATTTAAACGTTTAATTACTTTGTAAAGGTCGTTCTCTATATAGAGATCGTCAAAGGCTCCCATTACAGTCTTAGCCTTATGATAACCATCATCATTGGTTACAAATTTGTACCTCTCTCCTGGAGGTTGAGGATCTGTACGATCAACTGGTATTACCTTGGTATAAAGAAGGTTAGTAAAGTAAGAAGGTATCTGTACTGCTCGCTCTAATAAGGTACCTGGGCTTAGAATCTTAAGCTCTGGTCCTGCTGGGGTCATCTGTTGCTCTGGATGAAACATTATTATAAGCATCAAATCCTCTCGATACTTAATCTTATCAAAGATGGCTTGGAACACTTGGGCACCAAAGCCTTCCCATCTTCCCCAACCATCTGGATCTTCTCTGAACTTAGTACTTAAGGTCACAGTATTAAAGTAATGAGTGAAATCCTCAATTACAACATACTTAATCTCCGGACGAAGCTTATCAATTGCTCCAATTATCTTTGGGATAGCAGCTAATTTGTTAGTCATATGGAAATTTCCTTCCTTAGCGCCATTCTTAGACAGCTTATACTTGGTCTTAAATCCAGGTATTGGTAAGTCTCCCTTACTTGGAGAGATGATAAAGGTTTCTTCGTGGGGCATATTCCTCAATGAGGTAGATTTGCCTGAAGAAGAGAACCCTACAATTCCTAATAGTGTACTCATTATTTAACAGTGTATTTAACGTTTCTTAATATTACCCAATTCAGGGTTCGCATGTCGATTTGCTTTGGAAAGGCTTTCTCTGCTTCTAGGTCAACTACTTGAAAGCGCCCTGATATTGCATCAGCGCCAGTTAAGTAACCAATCATAGTCCTAGGCTCTCCTAACAACATGCGCTCCAAAGCTGCATTACTCTTCACTGTGTTCTTAGGATCATTGAAGGCTTCCTTAAACTGCTTCACATCCAGTTTCTTATTGAAATTAGCTGTAAATACTGTCTCTCCAGCATTAGCAAGAATTTGAACTAAATCAGTTCTTGTAATCTCCTCTTCTCCTTCAAATTGATCAGCAGAGAATGAACCCTCTTCGATAATCTCTTTCCCAATGACGAACTCCATTCCTCGTTCGTTTCGTACCTTAACATTGTTCGGTCGAACATCAATTACTTTATAGTATTGAACTTCCGAAAGGAAGCCCCCTACTTTGAGCTGTGTGTGATCGCTTTTCCTGTTCATAAAATTACTGCATTTAAATAGTCCTCGGAGGTCATCTTCTTAGCTGGAGGTAATTCCTCAAACAAGCCGATTTGCCCCATAAATTTAGTTCCTAATCTTGCGCTTCTATCCCCATCTCTATTCTTCAATACGTCTATTTGCCTAAACTTATTCCCCAGTTTCTCCAAGTTATACCCACCAGGGCTTAGCTTTTGCCCTAATTCGGATGGATCAAAGACAGACAGATAAGTATTGCAATCCTTGGATGTACGCTTACTGTCTTCTAGATCATCTGCCATAGGGCTTGGAGAGCCCCCTTTCTGGTATAACCTTTGGGGATTGGTGATGCTTGCATTGTATTGTTGTACTATAGTAGGACTATAATCACAGGTATTTCGAAACCAGATAGCATCAGAGGATACTTGATCAATTGCCATCTTTAGCGTCTCTCCTTTACCTGGAGTAAGCCTATTAATAGTGTCGATAATAGGAATTACATAATGGTTAGGATGATTTGGTGTATAGGTAGTTAGTCCATCCTTCTTAGAAAACTTACCATTCTCCTTAGCGAAAGCCATTATCTTACCATGAATGGCATTGGGTGTTGTATACTCATCATAGAAGTGTACATGGTCTTCCAGCTTCTCGAAGTAACTATCGAGGCTATCTAACATCGCTCTTTTCTCCTTAGATAAGGTTTTGTTTCCCAAAGACCATAGCTCTGCTACATCAGTTTCTTCCCCATATGCTCTCCATATTTCACGGGCAGCAAATTTGGTAAGCTTACTAACAGGAGCAATTTCTAAAGAGAAGTACAACCAATCTACTTTAATCTCCATTTCATCCTTTACCTTCATGTAGTAATCGAAGGGATTTAGCACATAGCATTGATCGACAAAGGCTGTCTTACCAGCAGAAGTCTTTCCTGCTACTAGATCGTATCTACCTCGTTGGACATCATAGATGATATTAGCAAGGCGTGGACAACCCATAGGGAGCCCACGATTCATACCACGCATTCCAGCGTCTGCACGTTCCTTTACTTGCTTAAACATCTGTACTGAAGTCTACTGAAGCTTCCTCTCTTTTCCATTGCTCAGTGCTGAACCACTTAGCCAAGCCCATACCTAACGAGTCATTAGCTTTCTGTGCAGCAAATCCTTGCATTACTTCTTCTGGTATAGCTCGTCCTTGGTTAACTTTCTTGATATAGGCATCAGCCAGGTCTTCAATACTGATATTCTTAGCCGGCATTCGTTTATCGGCCATTATTACATGAGAAGGATAGGCATCCCATAATTCTTCGGCAGCATTGCCTAAGTGCATAGTAAGAAATTCCATGTTAGCATAGAACTTCTTCTTTACAACGAAACTGTCTGGAAAGTCCTTTAGTTTCTCGTTGGTATTCTCAATAAAGCCTCTCTTCTCTAGGTCTTCTAATCCAGCCTTAGGAAATTTCCTTACTTGATCACAATACTTATAGAGTAAAGGTAGTTTATTGGTGTAGGTTAAGTAGCAGAACAAGAATTGCTCAGTTGTTATCTTTTTCTTACTACAGAAGTCTACAAGCTTCGTGGCATCGTAATACATAGTTTAATACGGTTTAGTAACCGAAGTAGCAATTAGGTATTCCCATACTTTCTCTTGCCTGAAGTCTATTCTCATATTTCTGTACTAGTTTGCGGTCGTTCTCCTTCTCATCCTCTTCATTCTTCGACATTGATAAAACATCTTTTAATATACATTCAGGCAACATTGCCTCCACCGATTTAGGCAGTAATTTGATCGGTCCTCTTATTGTTCTCATTCCCGATATCCTTTAATTGATCTATGGAGATCCACTCGAATTCATCTAGTTCAGATGAAGCTCTTTCTAACCACCTTTGCTCCTGTGTCTTCTTATTCTTCCTGTCATCATACATGCATAAGGTTATTATATAGGCTATCTTCCCTTTCTTCCAACGAATAGTTCTTCCAATCCTTTGAATAGTTTGCCTTGCTTTGGCAGTGAAGGAGAGTATAATAGCAACATCGACTTCCTCGATATCTGCTGCTTCGTCCAAGGCTCGAACTGTGTTTAATACGTTAACACCAGATTCTGAATCTTGGAACAAGGCCATATTCTCTTTCTTAAGCGTAGCAGGGCCAACCGATTTCTCTACTTCCCAGGTACATGCGTAGCCCTCTAGCGTGTCAACTATCTGTAGATTAGTAAGTTTCCTTTCATTCTTGTTATAGAAGCCTGCTCTGCCCTTGGTGGTTTTCCATACCTTAGTCTTGGTAATGGTTCTAGTTTGGCTTTGAAGCTTACTATGTATAGCGCGAGAGGAATCCCCTAATACTTCTGTTAGTTGATCTGCTGTTTCAGTCCACTCAGAGAAGGTAAGGATCTTCTTACCTGGGAATAACTTAACTACCAGATTAGCAATAATTACCTTAGATGGGGCCTTTTGTAGGAAACACTTTCGTTCCCTCATAGAATTAAAGGCCCTCTTAGCTAAACCAAAGATTTGATCAGAGTTGCACTTGAAGATCTCACTATAATAAGCACGTAAGGTCTCTCCATTTGGTCCTCCTTGCATTGATCCTAACACCTCATCCAGACTATAACCAAATGGTTTCCATGTCGAATGATACTCGGCATTGATCTCATCTAGCTTATCTCTGTCTTCGTCTGTAAAGGGCAAAGCGAGAAAGTAGGTGTAATGTTCAGCTACATACTCACATTCTCGGGCTTCCTTCATTGTAACTTGGCCTATACACTTAACTCCCCTAGAATGTAAGAACTTCTTGTGCTTATCTTCTAAGGTTGCTGAGAGGCATAGTAACCATCTATTCTTAGTTACATCGATGACACGCCCGAAGAGCTCTGTATCCTCATTGGTGAATCTATGCACTTCATCACAAATAAGTAGATCACATGCCCTAGATTTAGCTGGCAAAGCTAAGTAGGTGTGAGCCATCAAGACTCGGATCCGCTTATTGGTACTTCTTTCTTTAACTCCTTTCCATACATCCATAGCTGCATGATGAGGAACTACTATGTTAACTATCCGATTGGGGTCCTTCTCGAAGCATCTTGCTATCGCTTTCTCCCCCAATCTTGTCTTTCCGAAGCCCGTCACTGCTAGGATGTACCCCCGGGCCTTTGCCTTCTGCCAACTTACGAACAGATCTTCTTGCCTCAAGCTTCTTCTGTCGTTCGGTTGGAGTTGCCACCAATTTGGCGACAGGCTTAGATAATACTCCTGCATTGATTGCTTTCATAAACTGCTTAAACATATCCCGCCACGATTCTCGTAACTCGTCATAGGTGTCCTTTATTTCGTATTCCATGCTGAGAGGGATCATAAGTTTCTCTCCTCGCCATAGGTTTGCAAATAATAAGATGTGAGTATCGCTGTGTGGGACTTCTCCAAGTTCTACTTTCCATTCAACAGCGTCTCCTCTTGTCATATAATTAAACCTATCACTCAGCTCTTTCCAATGTTGGTGGAATTGAGCTGAGTATAGATTACTCGAAGCTGGACGTACTTCTCCATATTTCTTTACTTCTTCCATATCGATTTAATAAAGCGAATAAGTTGTTCTATTAATAGGTAGAATATAAAGAAGGCTCCGAAGAACATGATTAAGACTCCCATAGCTCACAGCCAACCCATGTGCGGCTCCAATTTGCACTAGATAAAGAACATTCCTTTTTCTTTCTACCAGCGACACAAGTATGACAAGTCTTATTCTTAGGATTATGAAGACACTTATCTTCATGCTTCTTACCTCCTTCCTCAGTACTCCGTACATTGGAGCAGAAATCGCATTTATAACTGGTTATCTTTCTCATACTTATTTCTTTACATTGCCCATACTTCCATATATATAGTTAAATGTTCATGTTCCTCCTCAGTAAGTGAGAAAGAAACGCTCTTTATATACTTGTTTACATCTACTTCTACTTCTGGTTCTGGCTCTTCTTCTAGTTCACTAAGATCTAATCGTATAGAAGGCCTTACTGTAGTAAGAGGGAAATTAACTATACCACAAGCTGCAGGGTTAGCTACTTGGATCCCTGCTTCAGCTAGAAAGTGTAGCTCATACCCATCAGGCTCTTTATCAAGCCCATAAGACTTAGCTAAAGGGGTTGTCACATTAAGTCCTGCCCACCTTTGTCGATTAAGGCTTCTTCTTACACCTTCTCTGGCTTCCTTTATTGTGTATCCATGATTTAGGATATCTTGCTTAAACTTTGGAGCTTTAAGACGCATCTCAAATTCAGCCATACAATTCTCTACAGTAGCTTTCATCGTTACTTTGTCCAGGAATTTCGAGTATCATAATCAGCATCCATCTTAACTCCATCTAGGTATAAATTGGCTACATATGTCATGCATTCCTTGATGAACAACCCAACAGGAATCCTTTCTTTATCGCTAAAGGGATTCGTTACGAAATAATTACAAGGATGCTTGTAGATCAATTCATCATGTACAGTACCTAAGAGCGTTAAATCTAAGCCCTGTTCCTTGATCTCTGTATCGATGAATACAATGGCTTCCTTTATCATGTCCGATTGCGTACCCTGAATACGCGTGTTCCTAGCTGCTGCCTCTGCTTTAATTTGGTCCAAGAACCTCATTAAATGCTTAGGCTCAGCCTTACGATACTCCAAAGGAAAGGGTATATTAGGTACAAACGCTAAAGGATCTTCTCGTTGCATGTGCTTAAGCTGCTTCTTTGCGTCCATTACTGGCATAAACCATCTACGAGAGTTGGTTCTAGTATTGTGTACTACATACCCATTCTGTAAAGCAAACTTACCGGCACTTTCTACCATGTCAAATACATCGGGAATCTCGTTCCTAATGGTCTCAACTACAATCTTTCCTTCATGCTCAGAAACATTTAACTGCTGTCCAGCCTTCTTTCCATGCATTCCATAGATGGAACCAAAGGTCATAGGCTTGAAAGCAGTTCGTTTATGCTTATTCTGTTTCTTAGAAACATGTAAGTCTTCTGTGTAGTCTTCTCCTCGGGCCTCATAGATATTCTCCCAACAAATGTTGGCCATATGTGAATGCATGTCCCCTGTAGAGAGTTCAAGCAGCTTCATATCCTTGGCTAAGGAGACCATTACGATCAACTCTGCTCCAGATAAATCACAAGTAGTAACCTCATAACCTTCTTCTACACCAAAGCAATGCCTAAACTTTACATCTGCAGGAATATTCTGCATATTAGGAAAGCCAGAATTGGCATCTCCAGAGGAGAATCTACCAGTATCTGTCGAACAATGGCGAAATACAGTGTGTATCTTACCAGTTATCTCGTTGATCTTGCCTAGAAAGCTTTCTCCATACGTAGATAATTGCTTATTTATTCCAGACAATTTAATGTAGTCCAGAAGAAAGGGCTTTAATATCGACTCAGGATTATCTAATAGATAAGCTTCGAGGAAAGGTACTGCAACAGTTTCTTTGCTTTCTCCTTTCTCAATCTTTATCGGTAAACTTTGCTCCAATACACGAAATAATTCTTTCATTTGAGCACTTGAAGTATACTGTATATTCACAGGGCTGCTATACTCCGTTTCTTTGGGGGCGCCAAACAGATCAAATTGTTTAACTACTTCTATATGTCGCTTACGCGTATACATACGCTTCTTAAGATCTGGACGATGTTCTAGGATTAAGCCTTTAACATGAGCATCCAGGTCTTCAATAAGCTTTGTTTTATTCTTTTTATTCTCTTCAATTATTACGTTCCATTTCTTCTCATCTAATACAAAGCCTTCTAAATCACAATCTCCCATTATTGTTATTAAGGGAAATTCGATT